CATTGTAAAATGAAGCCGCACCTTCTTTAAAATTAACGCTGATTGCCGCTGTTGGAAATTGTTTATCATTTACATGCGTTGCCAAATATTTTCCAATCGGTGCATTTATTCCAATATCGAATGTTTTGATAATGGTTGCTTTACTTAATAATTCAATGATTCTTTGATTTTGACCAATAGTATCGTTAGAGTATTGTGATGTGTAATCAACATCGTCAACTCTATAAATTATAAATTTAGAAGGTAATTTCTTTTCAATCCATAATGGAGCAAATATTTTATATTGCTCATCATACAACTTTGTAATATTATGAGATGCTCCGTATTGGTATTGGTCTTCATATTGACTAGAATAGTCAGAGTATAGCGTAACATCAGAGTCTGTTCTTAAGACTTGATATTTCTCACTGTTTGGCAATTTTTTAAAAAACAAAGCAACGTCAGATGAATATACTCCATCTGGCTTTATGTCGAATTTTTGATATTCTACCTTTGCAAGCTCTTTGTTTGCGTTAAAAGCACTTAAAAATAAATTAGAATTTGAGTCAACAATTACTTTAATATTACTTGTTAACTTGGGGTTGGTACGCAACAATGCAAATGATTTATTATCATCAACATTACGCACAACACTTGTATTAATTATAGCCATGAAAATCGCCTCTTTTTATTTATATTATATATCCCAGGAATTAAGGGCTAATAAAAAGAGGCGATTTATATTAATATGCGTTAATTTCAGTATATGAATAGTCGATTCTATCTTCTGCTAGATATAATCTTCTTCCACCACCTCCGCCACCGCCTGAGGATTGGAAATTTGTATTGTAATTAGACAACATCGAACTTGTAATATTGTTTATATTCTTTCCTTGTGGAGAATACTTTGCATATACTTCAATATCAAATTTAAATTCTTTTTTAGCAAAGTCGAGTATGTCTAATCCTATTTTTTTAGAATATGTTAAATTAGTTAAAGTATTGTCAATAATACCACCAACGCGGCCAGTACCTGCGGCGCCTTCTCCAAAGTAATCTGTCATTCTATATTGAAAAACAAGGTCAACTGTTATTGCATTTGCATTTCCACCTACAATTACTTTTTTACCATTTTTATTAGGAGCATCAACTACCAATGAATCAACATTCAATGGTGACAAATATAGGAAAGATCCACAAGATCTACCACCTAATAAGAATTGGTCTTCTGGATTAAATCCATTTTTAATAGTAGCACGTAATCCTTGGCTTCCCTGTTTATTTAATGTTTTAATAATTCTAAGCGGTGTTTGTTTTTTACCGTGTATATCATCTGCTCTTCTAGGTGCTGTTTTTGGCATGCCAACTAATCCATTTCCTGCTAATTCAAGAATTGCGGCACCTGGTACAAGTGACGAATATCCCGGCAATAGAGGATGGTCAACATGCATGAATATTCCATTTGAATATTCAGCATAAGAAACAGTACTACCAAGTCCAGTTTTATTTGGAGCTAAATTCGTATATGAACCTGCCCATATAAAATTTCCTGGAGTGTTTTCAGTAGTTAATGGTGTTCCAGTTGCATTTGTAAAATTTCTAGAACCATCTGAATTATATGTGATTCCACTTATTGCAAAATTTAATCCATATTCATACTTATCGTAACCATTAACTGATGCGACGTCAATATCACCATCTGCTACATTATTGCTATTTTTCTCATCGATGATATAAAGATTATCGTCGTTTGCTAAATTTTTAAACCTAGAATATATGAATTGTCCTCTTAATTGAGTAGATTGTTCAGGTCCGCTATTGAAATAATCAGTATCTAAATTTGCAACGTTATCAATGTTTTGATAAACAACTGGAACTAAATCATATCTTCCTTCATTTCTGTAAAATGAATCATTAATATATTCCGGTGAAATAGTACCAGCTCCTAATCCAAATTTTGTATCTATTGTTGAAACGTGAGCCGGCGTTCTTGTATCTCCAAGAATTCTAGCAATTAATTCAAGGTCAGTTGCTTTAGTATTTGAAAGTTCAACCTTAAAGTTTTTAGTAACAATATATCCCTTTCCTCCAGTACTTGGAATTTCATTAACATAATAACCTGCAAATAATTGAACAGTTGTGTTATTGGTAACCGGTGTAACGTTACCATCTTCATCAATGATTTTAATCATCAATTCACCAACAGTACCTTCAATTACTGCTCTTAATCTTAAAACTTCATTTTGAAGACTTAATAATTTATCATAAACCGATAATGGATTATTTTGTTCAGATAAAAATCCCGATGCAATTGAACTTGCATTATGCGCATATGTTGATTCTCCTGCAATAAATGTTTCTGCAACGTGAGAAAATACACCAGCAGTTTCAAGGTCTTGTTGAATTTGAACACGTACTGCGTCTAATTCATTTGCCTTAACAACACTATCTATAGCGTCAGTATTTACTTCACCTTGTGGAAATTCTATTCTTTGAATTTCTGACCATTCAGATTCAATTGGGTTTGCCGGAAATCCTGCTTCAGAAATAGATTTAACCATTATTTCAACAATTTCTCCCGGATTAATAGCAACATCTAATGAATTGAAATTAATTGCGTTTGCATCTTCTTCACTCTCTAGAACCCATGAATATTTGCCATTTTCTCCTAACTGTCTTTTTCTAACTGGTCCTAAAACTTCAACCCAATTTGAAAAGGCTGCAGTTTTTTCAGTTTGATTAACACTATCCGTAAATTTTATTTGGTCAACTTCAGAAGTTTTACCTGATGTTGAAACGTATCTATGTCTTATTTTAAATTGTACAACTTCTTGAGAAACTTGGTTTCCAATTTTCTTAGGTTCGGGCACAGACCAAAATCCGCGCACTCTAAACTTAGGTGCAACAGTTTGTAAATCTGCACTTTCGGCAGAAGATTTAATATCTGTAATAATCGAAGAAAATAGTTTTGAACTTGATTCTCTCTGATTAATTAAAGAATTTAACTCATTATTTTGAGTATCTTTTTCAGCAGAAGATTTAAATTTCTTAGTGTTGATTAAAGATTTCTTTTGTTTAATCGCCTCATCTAACTTTTTAATCTCTTGCTCTACTGAAGTTTTATCAGATTTTAACTGCTTAATTTTATCAGTAGTTGTATTATTGGTTAAGTGTTTATTAATTTGAACAACTTTAAAATTTGTTGTATCAATCACAGGAGAGTCTGGTTTAATACCGACTGCAGCTGGTGGAATATAATCAACCTTTAGTGATTTAATAAATTGTCCAAAATCAGAAACTTCATCTCTATAGTATTCTGACAATGTCATTTTATTTCCAACAGCTGTTAAAATTTCTAATTCATTAGAATAAAATGCAACACCAGGAGAATAATTTTCAGCTGGTATTTTTGAATTTGGATCGATTGGTTTTATAAAAACAACCTGTCTTTCATTGAAACCTATTTTAATTTCAACATCTAAATTAGTGTCTACATCTTTATAAATTCCAAGTTGATTAACACCAATTTTTATTACTTCAGAACCTTCCATTAATAGAAGTTCAAGTTGTGAAGTTGAATTATCGATAGAAACGATTTGATATCTTGTTCTATAATTACCAGAGTTAACAATTAAAGAATCACTTACCTTTAACGTCTCTGTATCTTTTAGTGTTTTTTCAGAATCAGTATATGATAATTTGTTAACAGTATATAATTTAACGGTTTTTGTTTGAGAAACACCATCTACTACTTGTGATTTTTCAACATTATCGATTTTAGTAACATCAAACGTACCATTATATTGTATTAATCTCATTGGCATATCTAATACCTCTGCATCAATATAATATTTGTATGAATTATCATTTAACTCTGTTTTAAATGCTGCATAGTCAATTTCACTGCCTCCTTTATAAATTTCATCAAATGCTGTAAGTGTTGCAGCATCTTCTGAATTAAATACAAATCTTTCAACATAAACCTTTTCTGTTTCAACTGGAATTTGACCAGTAACATCAAGATTAATTGTTAATAGAGGATTTAAAAAGTCTTCAAAAAATTCATTTAATTTTGTTCCAAACATAGTTGGAGAAGCAAGAGAAGTTATAGACTTTGAAGGTCCTTTTAATCGTGCAGTATGTATTGTTCTATATGAACCATCCTTTAATCTAACATTTGCGTCAGATCCTTCAAGACCACTAATAGAATTAATATTATTGTTTAGCCTTTCAATTTCTCTTTTCAAATATCCAAACGCTGGAATTTGAATAGTTTCCATTTGATTGGTATTACTATTAAACAAGTCAATAACCACTGTTTCTTTGTTAGTGGTTATTGCTTCATTAATTCTATTGAATGTTTCTAGCGCGTTAGTGTTTAACTCTAGAAACTGTTCAAGTAATTGTGATATTGAATTGCTAGCGCTCATATTATCTTATAATTTCAAGTTCGAATGTCTTGTTTATTTGGTCTACACAGATTAATTCAACGTATGGTTTTTGGCTTAGTATGTTTGAAGTATCTAGCACTGCTTTTAAAATCCAACCGTTTTGTTTATCAGTATATATGTTAATCTTGTTTGCTCCTAATGTAGGTAATGCTGTTTTAAATGAAAATTTGATTATTTGTCCTTTTTTCCAATCATTAATACTATCATCTAAGTATATATTCAAATCTCCAGTAGGTGCACTTGTATTTGTGTAAATTCTTACCATATTTTCATATTGGCGTACTCTTGTTAATATTCCAGTAGAAGCAGATACTGACATATTAAATGGATTAACTACGTTAATTGGATTTCCAGTTGTACCTGATATAAAGTCATATTCAAATATATCATTTAATGTATATCCATAATTATTATTAACTAATGCAATATGATTTGGATTTGATTTATCGATAATCATACCATCTCCAGCAACCAACACATCTGTATTATATTGAATTTCACTAGGTATTTGTCCACTGATTACCTGATTTAATCTGGTATTGACAGAGGTAATCATATCTAAAATAGATGTAGAATTAGCATAATTTAATGCCGCGTCTTCAAGAGATCTCTCAAGGTCTTGTACTCTAGCAGATAAATCACGAGTTGTATTAGATGTCATTAATAAATCCTCAACAGAAGCTAATCTATCAACAATACTTGCGTATCTTGCGTTAGCTTGAACCATTAAACGTGCTGCATTTTCAAGAGCAGTTGTTGTGTCCAAGAAAATATCCATTGAAAACGTAGAGTAGTCATTAATATTTGCTTCTACACCAACGTTATCCAATGATGAATTAAATTTAACATTTAATTTCAATGCAAACGCATTACCATTCAATCCCGTTACATCATTTGGTTTGTATTTTGTCAATTCTGGAATATACCATCCAGTTGTAGTAGGGTCATCTTTAAAATTATCTAAAATAATTATACCATATAAATTAGTAGATCTGTTTGCAATATTAGATTTTGAATATAAATCATAATAAACCAAGATTGCATTAAATCTAAAGTCTCCACCTCTTTTAGAATATTCTAAGAGGTTATTTAATGTTGGATCGGTTGCTATTTTAGCATACAATGCTGGATTCCATTCTATACCATAATTGTATGCAGTTGCTGGGTCTAAATCAATAGTACCGTTTACATTATCAGCAAGCGAATCTAATGTTATATTAAAGTCAGGATGTGTTTGTCCTGCTCTACCATTTATTTCAGTACCTGGTAAATATGACGTGGCTGTTGTATTATAGTTTGAAGATTTAAATAAAATCTCAGGTGTAAATCCAACTGATGAAGGAACGTTAACGAAAATTTCATTATATGTATTTCCTTTATAGTTTTTATCATTTGAAACATCAATGTTTCCTATATATTTTACTACTCTATTATAATTATCTCCAGTGTTAGTAGTGTCTTCTTTTTCAATAGCCCTAGAATATCCAGAAACTACCTGTTGTGTGTTTGCACCTTTAACTTCAAATGCACCTGTATGGTGTAACCATTTAAAAAAGATTTTCTCGGCATCCGATGAGTATATTGTAGGATCGAAATCATCATCAGTTAAAATGAAATTTTCAAAATTTAATGCATAGTTTTGTAGTGTTTCTGCAAAGCTAACATTTGCATCTGCATTTGGAATATATGAAGATGCAGGTGAACCTCCTCCTTCAAATAAATTTTCGAATTGGATATAATTTTCACCATTTGAAGGGCTAGCAACTACCGGAATATCTAAAAGAGCAAATTTTGAGTATTCAAAATTAATGTCTGGATTATAATACGCTCTTGTTAAATCCCTTGCTGCACTTGAAAATGCATACATAGTTCCTCCCTGTTCCTGGGGTATTCTTATTAACGGTGTTGCCATTGATGGTGTTTTTTATGTTTTATTAATATTCTACAGCAGCATTCATTGCCGAAATTACATAAAATTCTGAAGTTGTTTCAGAATATCTCAATGTAACTGATCCTCCTGCATTAATTATTACTCCAGTTGCTCCTGCAAAATTAGAAGTATTTAATGTAATAGCTCCTCCTTCTGCAATTAATACAATTTCTTGTCCGTTTTCAGCTGCTGGTAATAAAATTGGAGCTGAAAATGCAGGTGTAGTTGCATCTAAAATATATGTTGAAGCAGTATATCCTCCAGTTGGAATAATCGATACTGCATCTTCTATTTTAAGAATTAATGCATTGTTAAATTGTACTGCCTGATTAAATGTTGCTTCAACATTTGCAACGATAGCAGTTAGAGATACATTAAATGTATCAATAGTACCATTGTTTACTCTTAATGTACCACCTTTAACCTCTCCAGTTAAAGATAAAGTTTGAGTTGCTGTATTTAACAATGCTGCTATTGAACCAAGTTCGCTATTTAATGCCGCAAAATTGTTGTTAATTACAATTCTTGAAGAAGAAACACTATCTGTTCCTAAGATTGTTGTTATACTTGCCATTTAAATGATTTTTAATATATTTTTATTTATTTTGTTTTTATTTCCATTAACATCCGTTAATTCAAGTTCAATTGTATAATCTCCCTTATGTTTAAATAGGTATGTTAACCACGTATTACTATAATATATATCATCTATATTTTGGCTATTATTTTTTAGCCTCCAGTTTTGCGAAACTATACCTGGCATTTTAGTTATGTCATACGAAAATGTAACATGGTTTAACATGTTAACTCCAATATGAGTATCAATAACACATAAATCATTAAAGTTTGGATTATAACTCACAAAATGAACTTCAGATCCCGGTACAATTGTTCCACCTAAAGGATTATTAAATCCAACTTCAGAATAGTCATGTGTTCTTGAAGGTTCCTCGGCAACTACCAATATGTAATTACAAACATCTTCATTTCCATCATTATTTACATCAATTAAAATTGGATTAAAATTAAATTTAGCAAATAAAGGATGTTCAATTTTATCTAAATTTCTTAGTTCTTCAACAATTAAATTCCACGCCGATAAATCATTATTATTAGTTGGATATGGACTGGTAATCTCATATGAATCAGTTACCTCAATATTTGTTACAGGGTCTACTTGTTTTATGAATAATTTATATCCGTTAACATAACCCTCACTATTTCTAAGATCTATTTTAAATGATGAATTAATATCTGCACCAACTCTCATCATATTCCAGTTTACTTCTGAACCATCATTCCATTCATGCGTTCTAAGTTCTTTCCATTGGTATGGACCTGGAGTTTCATTATATCCAGTTGGTTGAGTATTATCTAAAAACCTTCTAACTGTTGAAAATTCAGCTCCATCATCTCCGTCATTTACGTAGTTTGCTCTATCTAGCGTTAAATAATATGTTGCTATGATACTATCAACTGATGCCATGTTTTCTCTAGACCAATCCCAATCACTTCCTGCACTATCATAGATATATGCAGATTGATTTAAATTTAATTTAGGAAGCATTCTTTGAAATATTCCATAAACTTCAACATTCTTGTTTTTAACTTCAAAATAGTTCTCTTCTCTCCAAGAACTTCTTACATTATATAAATCATAAATTGCAAGTTCTACAGAATACATTCCAGTATATGGTAAAACCACTGGAAATTGCTGATATTCCGGGTGAAATTCACCGCTATTATCAGTATATCCAACTCCACCCCTAAACGATTTTAAATATCCCTTTGGTCCAGTAATATTCCATTCCATTTCATAGATTCCCTGTTTCCACCAATTATTCCATGTCAACATATGGTTTCCAGTATCGTTTGCATCCATAAATGAAAATTCAGCCGAATCCCATGAATCAATAAATGATTCTGCATTTAATATAACTGGACATCCGACAGGTATACCATCTAATGTATTAAATGTTGATTTTTCTTCATTATAATATCCATTATAAAAAGATTGAATGGATTCGGTAATTCCTTCTCTATCTGTGTTTGACAGCGCGTTAAAATCTTGCAAAATTCCAGTTAATCTATAATCAACCTTTCGTAAATCTTCAATAAATAACTGTTTTTCTTTTGGAAATCTACTAAAATCAACATTCTGCCCAGCGGTTTGCACCTTTATTGTATGCTGATTGTTCCAAACGTTTTGATTAAATTGAGAAAAGTAATCCCCTTCCCCTGTAATATCTACGATTTTAGCCTGTAATGGTAAGAATTCTTTTTGTAGTTTATTCTTTAATCCATACAATTTAATTAATACCTCATCTGGAGAATAATCTAAAGATTCCTGTACTGTTGGAATATCCCATTCATCTACATTACCATCTGCCTCATTTAATCTATAAACAAGAGAAAATCTACTTGTCTTTTTTAAATTAGAACTTGGTAATTCAGTTTCTTTATTTTTATCAGCTAAAAATCCAGTAACCTCCTGATTAGGAACTGCAATTGCCTTTAGCTTTCCAAAATTCTCAGATTGTTCATTGATATTTAACCAATATTCCTTTAAAGTTATTTTATTATATCCAAAAAAATCAATTGCATTTAATAATGCTTTATATGTTCCAATAAATGGTTTGATTTGACTGGCCTGTAAAAGTAATTCCTTTCTTTTTTGATTCATTAGAATCCAGTTAGGAGATAACTCTTTAATGTCAGCATCTTTAAGTATTAAATAATCCTCTGGCTTTAGCGTCATTCCAATATTAGAAAGTAATACTGCTAATCTCTCATCTTCCTCTTCAGTTTCACCATATATTCTAATGGTTGCTATTATTGTTTCATTTCCATCTATATCAACTTCTATAATATCAAGAAGTCTTGTGTGGTAATTATCAACATGACTCATAAGTGCTATGTTACACTTCAGCGGAGTCATTGGAATATTTGAATTTATAATTTTAAATCCATCCTGATTTGTACCAGTACTTGAATTTGAATCAAGTAGGTCAAATATTACTTCATCCTTTTTTTGAATTTCAAGTCTACCGGCAACATTAGTAGCATCATACATAAATATGTCTTCACTATATTCATATCCGCTAAAAAATTTAAATTTAAACTTACTTCCACCTATCTTTTCAGAAACAGGCATTACAAACTTAGTATTTCCAAGATTTCCTTGTACTTCCTCTAAAATATAAATGGTAAGAGTTTCATATAGTCCAGTTGAAACCTTTGGCAAATAACAAATACCTTCCCATAATTCATTATCTGAATTATATAAAAGGTTAAGGTCGTTTGATTCACTATCAAAAAAACGTAGTTTATTATATGCCATTATTATTTAACTTTTTTATCTCCTTTTTTAAGTGTAAAAGATTTATATGATTTTAAATATGTAACAGAGTCTACCCAGTCAGCAACGACGTGTTGAATCATAATGATAAAATCGTTCATAGTATCATTTCTTTGTATATATTTTGAAATAGAATTTGACAAAATATTAACACGATAGTTATTTCCTACATGTTTTCTATCATCCATCACAGATAACCTAGTGTCGTACGAATTTACTTTTCGTACTTTAAATAAATTACTTAATATATCCATTAAATAGCTTTTCTATTTTGTGCTTGTATTCTACTGAACACCGTATTTGGTACTGCCGGCTCATCAAAATAAATTGACAATGCTGCCATTTCCCCGGTTCTAACACCATCCTCTACTGTTATTCCATCTCTGTCTTTCCATCCTCCTCTAAATAAAGCTACTTCTTCTTTTTCTAAAAGTATATCGCCAAAGGTATCTAAATTTATTACGTTTTCAGGAAGTGGAGCACCTGCATCAAATGTTATTTGTTGTTCAGTTTCAGTTCTTTTAAAGAAAACATATTTAGATTTACCATTGCCAATTTCCTCAAGCACAGGAGTACTTGGTGTTACTGTAACTGTTTTAGATATGTAGTACCCGTTTCTTCTTGCAGATTCTTCTGCTTCAGAAACAAATCTAACATTTACTGAATCAATTCCTTCAACGCCCTCTAACAATGCAATAATATCTGATTTTGGTAAACGATCTCTTCGGGTTATATTAATTAAATAATTTGAAATTTTAGAACGAATTTCATTTGATAGATTATTTTTATCAAATCCTTCAAAGTATCTTACCTTAACGTCCATTCTAAAATATTGTACAGATGGTTTAACAATTTTTACTTCTGTTGTAACCATTTGTTGTCCAGATTTTTCAAGTACATTTAGTATCGCATTATTTTCGTCTTCAGAAAAGAAAAATTCTTCTTTATTAAGATTAAAATAATCATTATTTTTTGAAAGCTTTCGTGCAGTATCTGGTAACATGAATAGGTATATTACATTGTCATCATCAATATATCCATCCTCAGTTGTATTATATGCGTCTAAATATGAAAACATACCATACTTAGATAAAAATGCCTCGTAGTTTTCAGGTGTTGCCAAGACAAATGAATGGCTCTGTAACGGAGCTATTAATTTTGTCAATTCAATTGACTCTGGATCAGAGCCCATCGCTGGTGCAATTGTAAATGCAGCTTCTAATAATTGATTTAAATTATATGTATTCCCTAAGGAATCAAATCCTTCTGTTGTAAATTTGAAATTAAGATCTTTAGAACCTGTTAAATTTCCTCTAGAACCTTCAGTTATTAAATACTCAATACCAATTGATGCGCCTTCAGATGGAATCATACCAAATGAACCATTACCAAAATAAATATCTAATCCGCCAGTAATTCCTGTTTTTACTAAATATCCTTTAGTTCCAACTTTCATATCATACAAAGAATCGTATTTTGTCCATGGCTCTCCGTTAACACTTACCTTTACTGAATGATGGTCTGTATTCTTTTTAATAATAATGTTGAATGATTGTAACTTCTCTCCAGTTCCTGTTACAGTTTGTGTTTCAACCTTTCCTTGAACAACTGGAATATAAATATATTCTGGATTACTTTTTTCTATTCTAAATTGATCGTTATTCGTCTTTAAAATATATTGTAGTCCATTTTTACTTGAATTAATTATTGTATTTGCAGGAATATTAATAGCATCGCCTGCGATATCATTAAATGCACTAGTATTTAATCTAACTCGTATTTCTCCAGTCGCAGCGCTTCCTCTAAATGCATCGTGGCCTGCAAGTCTTGCAAGTCCATATATGGATTCATGATTTTGGGCAGTTAATATATTTTGTTCAACAACAGCATCCTCCACATAGAAAAATACCAAATTAGTTAATTCGGTTAATACTTCTAATATTTGTGAAAATGGTGAAGCGGTTGTAAATAATTCACCAGTTCTGCCATATAATCTACTGATATATGTTCGTGTGTCGGCTAACATTTCGTTAACCTTAATTCTAGCTGTTGATAAAAATTTTAATTCTGCCATTTTATTTATATTTTATACGTATAATCCAATACCATATCTATTATCAATAGTGATATCAATATACATTGCATTTCTTTCAGTTTCAGTAACGTATTCAACGTTAACCGATACTGGATATTTAGTTGAAAATGGAACATAGGTTGAAATAGCGGTTGAAACTACACCCTTTATCATGTCGTCATTATACATAAAAGAATAAACGTAGTCTTCTAGATTTAAACCAAACTCTGGCATACCCATCACATCTCCCTTTGAAGTAAAAAGAAGAGTTTCAATTTGAGTTAACATTAATTGAATTTCCTCGTCCACTTGTAATTGGTCTGGTCTAAAATTAGGATCCCCTACTGCTTTTATATATAGTTCCATAGTATTATATATTTGTTTAAGAATGCATCATCCAGTCAGTACCTTCGTCTGTCTTGATTTCTTCTATAACTTTTTCTAGTTCTTCTTCTCCAAGTCCTTTAATTGCATCTGCATTTACTTCAATATTTCCCGGAAGTGCAAATCCAAATATAGATAATTTTTGTCCTAGTGAAATTTTAATCTTTGCTGCGCAATATCTAAAAAATGCTTCATCCGCAAAAAGTGCGCATTCTGGAATAGTTTCGTATATTTCCAATATGATATCTCTCTTTGGAGTTTCTCCTGTAAATTTTAACTCCTTAGTTAATTGGTTATAATTATAACTTATTGGATTTTGAATAATTTGTCTTGCCAAATCATAAAAACTTTCGTTAATAACATATGCTTGTAAATTTTCAGCCGCGGCTCCAGCATTTGAACCACCATACATGCCTCCCATTAACATACGCTCCATTGAAAAATCTCCTTGTGTAACGTTAATATCCATTGAACCTCCCCATCTTGAACCTGTTTCAAAAACGCCATATACTGAATATACTTCATTTCCTCCAGTAACAGGATCTTGTCCTGGAAGTGTAAAACTTCTTTTTCTTTTAAATTGCTCAGAAGAAAAAAGATTTACAGGTAAAACCATAAAGTTTTCCTTTACTGAATACTCATAGTTTTTATAGAACCACTTCTTTGCGTTTTTAACAATATTTTGAACCTCTTTTTTTGGAAGATTCATTGGAATCATACATGAACCTGTAACGTCATCTGCTAATTCATTTACAAAGTTATTAAAGCAATCTGTTGCCCATATAGGATCTTCTAAATGGCTTTCGTTACCTATAATAATATCACTCATCGTTTATTTTTTATTTTTATATTAGTTGGTATTTAATAATTTCAACATCGTGGAATTTTGCAAGTTTTTTATCATAGCTTCCTTCTCTAAAAATTCCACCATTCATAGTACCTTTAAAGATTCCTTTTCCATATACATAACAGTCGCTTGTCATACATGTTCCATGGACATAGGATGAGTCTATTTTACTTGAAGTAATTTGTGTTCCTGAATAAAAGTTACAATAGTGAATATCTGACCCCTGTACATCACATCCATACATGTCACACGCTGTAAATTCTCCTCTTAAGAAACAACCTACAAATTCGTAATCATGTAAATCAACACAATATTCAAGTCTTCCATTTGAAACTTGAACTTTACCCGTATCAGAATCGTAATTAATATGCCCCTTAGATAATTCGCCATGGGTAAATAATCTCATTACTCTATCCTTGATGCTTGGCCAATATAGATCTACTATCTTTGGATTGTTTTTTAAATCAACTGTAAATTTAACATCCTTCCAATTATCTGTAATAGTTTTCCAGTTTCGGCGGGCTTCAATTATTCTTTGATTTTCTGAAATAATTCGTTTAAGTTCAATTGCGTTAAGTTCTGAAAATTCAGTATTTTCAGTTGATTTCCACAATTGCATTAGGAAGCTATCAACTAAATGTAAGATTTTTGTTGTCTTTTTTTCCCAATCAGCTCCTCCAACATATCTAAATTCCAAATAGTTTTTATGTCTTTTATCAAAATTAATACCGTAGTATTTTGAATCTGGAAATATGAAGTTTTGTTGATTGATATATTTACCATCAAAGAAATAAGTGTCTTCTTTAGGTAATACGAATTTTATTGATTTTGCATATGCTGAATTTTCTCTCTTAGGAAATAGTTTAAAAACCTGTTCCTCATTAAAATCTAGAATGAATTTAAGAGTATTCATTTTAGAGATTCTATATTTATTGTCAATCTTAGATTTATCAAATGAAAGATTCAGGTGAATCGAGGAACGGTCATTTGTATATCCATTCTCTTCTATCCATTTACATACATTAATTATCATTAATCTTGCTGCAAAATACGGAAGAGCTCCGGTTACGAGTTCAAGTAATTTTGCACCACCTGACATATCAGGTTCTATTTTAAACTCATCTTGAGTTACTTCAAAATCACTATGTGCCTTTGTTTCAAGATGAATTTTTTTACCAAGTAGTTTGGCTAATTTATCGGTTGTTTCCTGCGCTGGCAAATTTGAATAAAATTCAAACTCAACACCTATCAAGGCATTTTGTAAAATGTTTGCGTCATTAAGGTTATTCATTACTCTATAGATATATTACTTAAGTTAAGTTATATATCTTAGTAAATAATTATAGCATTGAATCTAGTTTCACCTGTAATTTTTTTATCGTTTTTTGATAGTCAATTACTGATTTTTTTTTCCATTCAATATTAGTTTGTTTCCATGAAGCAATTCTTTTAGCTATTCCATTATCACGCTCAGAATTATAAAATGCCTCATCGTTATTATAATTTTTTGCAGCATCTCGTTTTACGATCTCCTTCCAGGTTGGCCATTCATACCAAGATTCTCTAGGATTATCTTTAATTGCTTGTATGATTTCTGTATCGTTTAATTTTGAATTAGCTTCAGAGTCTTCAGTTGCTCTTTTAATTCTTAATTCATATCCTTGAATTTCATTGTTAAGCTTTTCAAGTTTAGACATTTTCTTAATTTTTTCAGAATATTCTTTTGAAATTTCAGAAGCACCAGTTTTAGGGATATTTGTTTTTACAATATATCTATAGTGAAGTCTTTGAATATTATGTCCACCTGCATAAATTGCCTCAGTTAGAAAATCGTAGGTAGTTCCATCTCTTTGAATTTGAGAAGAAATTTCAATATTCCCTTTGGCGCTTTTACGAACATTAAGAGATATTAATGAATCGGTTGGTAATGTGTACATCTCAATGGATTTAACCATATCATAGGTTAAATTTAATCTTGCAGCTTCTCTGTCGTATTTAGTGAATTCTTGTTTAAATGTTTCAATAAACCATTTTTCAGTGGCAGCTACCATTTCAACAATAGTAGGTTCTAACGAATCTAAAATAACATTAACTATATTATTTTGATTTGATTCATTTACAAATTGTCCGTATGTTTTAAATTTATTCATATTATATTTATCTAGTTTAATTATAATGTAAATATAAACAAAAAAACCCAGATCCTAAAATCTGGGTTGTTAAATTTATGTTAAAGTTATTAACAATTATAGCTTTAAGAAAACCTTTCTTGTATCTGCGTCTATTCTTGTAATTTGAACAGTGATTGGGCTATTTTTTGCAAGTGAATCGATTTCCGTACCTTCTGGTAATTCAGAGATATGTAATAATCCTACAATTCCATCCCCGATATCAACAAATACACCATAATCTTTCACTGATTTAATAACACCTACTACTTCGGTTGGAAAAGATTTATATTTCCCGGCAACTTCTTTCCAAGGATCTACTGTTTCAACATACTCAATTTGTGTTAAAGTAATTTTGGTATCGTTGATAATTTCTTTAACTTTAAATTCGATCGTGTCTCCTGGTTGAATTTCTCTTGCTTTATGTTTTTTAGCAAATTCAGGATTTAAATCGTTTGTATGAATCATTCCAGTTAAACAACCATCAAATTCAACAAATACTCCATATTTTGCAGAACCTGTAACATTTCCGGTTTTAGTTTCTCCAATTTTGTTTCTAAGTTCATCTACTTTAGCAGGAATCATTGCCTGTAAGTATTTTCTATGTGAAACGATTACGGTTCCTCTTTCTGGAGAGTAACTCATCGGTACCACATACATTTGAGTATTTAATATAGATTCAAACTCTGCAAGTTTATTAATTCCTGCAAGTGAACCTGGCATGAAACAATCAATACCTTGTACATTTACGAAATAACCTCCGTTTGGAATCATTCCAGTTACAGTTCCAATATATGCAGTATTTCCAGATTCAACTGAAGCTAATATTTCTCTAAGTATTGCTGCCTTAATTCCAGCCTCAACAGAACCTAAAATAAATCCTTTATCGCTTCTACCTGATGTAATTTCAACGTCTACCTTTTCTCCAGGAATTAATTTTGCCTTTGAAATTACAGATTCTCTTGACATATTCACATATACCATTTCCTTATGCCCAATATCAATTGAAGCCCATTCAGTGTCAACTGAATATACAGTACCTGTGTGTGTTTCTCCCTCATTTACTGAATAAACTAGAGAGGTGTTTGATAGAGCATTTTCCATCAAATCATATAGCTCTTGTGCATATGGTTCTCTTGAATATACTTTGTGTCCCTCTTTTGTTTTTACATGTGGGTTTGGTTTTTTGTGTGCTGATGGGCAATCTTCTAAATAAGCATCCCAATCAAATCCTGGAATTCCATCAACTGCTAATGTGTTTTTTGACATTTTTTTTGTTTAAGTGTTAATATTAATAGTTTATATATATGTTTTACTAGAAGGTGGTTGGGCTTATGCCTACCATTGGAATTGGAGGTCCAACCGGTACTATAAATCCTCCAAGATATAAAAATTTAACGCCTAACAAATGTTTAGAGCATGCAACTGCAACTGCAGAAGATACTGCCTTTGAAGCAATAGGTGTCAGCGGTTGTTTTTTAAATCTTTTACCTGTATTCCATGCCTTTCTTAGATCGCTTGCTAATGAGTTTTTATTACCATACGATATTGGCGCATATGTTCCTCCTAATGGAGGAACAGAAGTACAAGGCGATATTGGAGGACTTGGTTTAAATGGTTGTACTGCCGTACTTTTCCAATAATCAATAATTGCTTGCGCCATTAAATCATATCCATCACCTCCTTGTAAATCTTCTTCAATATTTCCAGTGGTAGAGTTACCCCATTTTCTTAAAAGGTCATACCACTTATTTTTTTCTTTATGGTACTCCTCTATTTTCTTAGCGTTTCTCTTTAACTCTTCTTTTTCAAATCTCTTAGGGTCAAGCTTTGCAAGAAGTCCTTTAATTGAAATTCCTTTGTCAGAATATCCATCCATTTTTTTGTCAATCGATTTAAAGTATACAAATTTACATATATCGATTGCATTTAACCAAAATGGAATTCTTGTTTTATCGTCAATGTGTTCTTCTTGGAATACATGCCCATTAATTGGATTTGATACATTATTTGGGTTTGGAAGACCATATAATTTTTTAATAGCATCTTCCTTTTTAAGAGTTTTATCTTCCTTTAAAAGCTCTTTAATAATATCTTCCTCAGACAATGCGCCTCTGTATTCATTCTCATATTTCTTAAGTTCTGCGCTAAATAAATTCTTTATTTTGGCCTCAGATAATCCAAATACAGAATTTGATGAACCTTGCTTTTTAAATTGATCGACTAATGTTTTTTTGTATGAGTCTGCCTTCTCAAAGGCTTTCTTACCTGCAATTTCACCTTTGACTTTTTCATAATTTGCACCATTTATACCTAATATTTCAAAAACCTTTGACTTTACCTTTTTACCAAAATCAGCATTATGTCCAATATCTAATCTATCAACCCATTCACCATATTCTGGAGATCCATCGTTTTGATAAACAACCCGAAGCGCTATATTTTTTATTCTTTCCTCTTCTGTCATCTCAGGAATAGAAGGTCTTGTCTTTTTATTGGCAAAAGGATCTTTAATCTCATCGATAACATTAATATTATCGTCTTTAATGTCTAGTGTTATTTGTTTGTTTATCTCTTTTAACAAAGTTGTTCCATCTGGCCCATATACTCCTTTAAAGATATAAGTATATGAACCTATTTGAGTAGGAGTTAATACATGTAGAACGTTATCTGTTGCAATCTGAAGCGGCTGATCCTCCCCATTAATAGAATATAATAATTTATAATCGATCCCTTCAGTAAATCCAGAGATGGTCATGGTAACGTATTTTTCAGCATCTCCTGGTTTTGAAGCTTCTTCTAACAAATTATAATCAATTTCTCCAGAAACAGAAGGTTTCTCATCCGTTGGACATGTTGATGGAAAAAAAGGATAGAATATAAATTTTTTAAGTGTATCTTTATTTGCTTCAGTCCATTTTTCAAGTTCACAATATGTATCGAAATTAATATTGGGTGATGGTACCTTTTCAAACATATCGGCGTACTTTAAATTTGAAAACTTGCTTTCAAATTCTATACTCTCTTCATCATAGATTTTCTTAAATGCTTTTTTGAAACCATCTTCAAGTACTTGCTTTTGGCCAGGCTGATGAATGTTTCCAAACATCGTTTGTGATGTTTTTACGCTATTAAAATATTCATTAGCAAGAAATACAGCAAATTCGTCTATACTTGATGCGCTCAAGCTAGATAATTTTGCAGATACATTGTTAATAAAAATTGGCCATTGTGCAGGCATAATATACGTTTTAGAAATTATATATCTTATTTACCTTTCTGCTGATAATCTTCGTGGGATGATTTTAGGCTGCTGACTGTTGACGGAGTTGTTGCAGCAGGAGGCCCTGAAGGACCAACTCCAGTTGGATGAAAATGGTTTTTATAATCATCAAGAAATTTATTTAACCATTTTTCAAGCGATACACCACGAACAGTTGGTTCTGATTCGTCTTCACTACCTTCGCCTGTATTACTTAAAAATACATTTCCAGAATCTAAGAATATTTTTTCAGCACTAGAAATTTTGATAAATCCTTTTTCGTCAATTTGGATTAACGGTCTCTCCTTTGCTCCACTTCCTCTTGTAATTACAAGTCCATCCTCAGGTGAGTGATAGATTCTAATATTTCTTACTTCATCATATACTAATGAAACAACATCATGTGCCGCAGATGAGGCCTCAAGAACATCAGTCTTTAATGATTTACTTTGATTAATTTGAAACCAATACTCTGGGTGATATATGTTACCGTTATCAAAACGAACCGCCACGATTGTACCTACATTTGGTATATGATGTGCTCCTATAAAATCTCGATTCATTGGAGTTGCCCATGGAATAGAGTCATTTGGTAATTTATCAAATTTACCAAATACTTTAATTCTGCATCTTCCAAGAAATTTAGGGTCAGCATTATCTACAACCTCACCGATCCAATGGGTTTCCCTAATATTATCTTTATCTAATTCTTTATCTGTTGCCATTAATCGTAAGCGTTTCCTAAGTTTCTTACTCCATTTTGCGCAGCAGCATTTAATCCTTGTGTAATTGAAGAACCTGTAAAGTTGCCAAACACATTTGCTTGAATATTATTACCTATATTTCTTTGTTGCTGTGTGATATCAGTTGCATTGTCTATGTTTCTCACAACATTTGAAAATACATTCTCAAATGTTGGAATTCTATTAACAGTTTGTATTCTAAGCTCTTGCGCTAATTCTCTCTTTTTATCTTCAGCCAACGACTTTAGTGTTGCCTTTCCTCGTTCATTTGCTTCACTTAATCTACCGTTTAATTTATCTTTAGCAAATTCCATAGGAGTTTTACTCGAAGACTCAAAAAACTCAGAATCTGGTGAAGGAGACATATGATTCTTAGTATGTTCAGGTTCAGTAATTATTCCATTCAATACTCTTGCCTCTATTTTTTCAAAGCCTTGATAATTTATAGTAATATTATTAACTGCAGCATTTTCAGGATTTTTTGAAAGATCGCTAAATATCGCAGTTCCTGTCATCATGTCAAATTCACAATATTTGATTCCAACCATAAAATATGGTCTTCCATCGGTACCCATAATAGCTGAATTTTTATTTTCAGTATCCATTTTAGGCTTAAAGTTATCTGGAAATCCATTGATTGCGTCCTTATTTATTTTACTAGGAATTCCATTAACCTTTATATCGGTATTTACTTGTATACTTCTAACCTCAGTTACATAAACATACATTGTAAATTTTCTAAGATTTGTAGGTAAAATATATCCCCATCTTCTGCTATCAAAAACACCTTCTCTATATAAGTGCATAAGACCTGCAACTGGAAGGTTTAATGATTCAAGCGTTTCAATTTCAATCTTTGCATCGTCTCCTCCAAAATAAGGTTCGGCGTCATTTCTTTGAAAAAGTCTTTCAAGGCCTTTTATTGATTGCCAATACCATGGCATTTCATTATTAATTGTCAGTAGCGCTTTTTTAAATTCAATAAAACTAGCGTATGCTTCCTTATAAAAATTATCGATAGTATCGCCTGATTCTGCTAATTTTTTTAAATAATCTTCAGCAGGACCTGCTAATAATGGAGAAAGTGCCGGATTAAACACGTCAAATAATATCGCAAACGACAAGTACGTTGGATCCTGATATGGATATTTACTAATTGAACCTTTACGAAAATCCGATATGTTTTTAAAGTCTGACATGTATTATTTATCTTTATTTTTTAGAAGCTACTGTGTTTTTGTTAACGTTATTAATTCTACTTGGCCATTCTCTTCTAAGTAAATTAATTTTCTGCCCAATACCTGCGTCACCTGCCTTATATGTATATTGAATTCCTCCAACCACATAATATCCACTTAAAAATTCATCTACCATGTAAACTGAAGGATCTGATAGGTATGAATCTTCAACCTTTTCAGCTTCAAATCCATCCTCTGTCTTTTTATCTTTAAGAATTTTATCAGCCTTCATTATATCAGTACCATTTGTATAAATAAATACAGGAATTTTATGATATCTGTGAATCGCCGGATTGAACGTTGCTAATTCAATATCGAGTGACATTTTTTTAACTTCATCCATATTTTGTGAATTTGAAATTGCAGCATACTCATAATTTAAATGTGTATTAGAAGTTTCAGGGTCACCTGATTTTCTACCTACATATTTATATTTTATTTCATTTTTATATCTGTCTTCATCTCTTCTACCTTTTAATGGTTCTTCGATGTCTTTCATGTTTTTACTAACAAGGGGTTCTATATCATGTGAAACTAATCCTTCTTCTGAATCATTTTCATAATATTGTAAAACTCTTTTATAACCATTCTTTTTTAGAGCAGCACCTGCACTATTTTTCAGTGACTGAGAAATAATAAATCTATTTGTTCCAGAATCTCTTTTGTGATTTGAAAGAACTAACGGTTGTTCTGCCTGATTTAATGAATCATCCACTCCTGTTGTTTTTGCGTCAGCATAATCAACAATTGTCGCCAATTTTGCATCCTCGAGGGTTTCTTCAGAATCAAATAATTTATTTAAATTTACATAATTTAAATAATAGTATGGGTCTATGCTGAATGTCTGAAAACTATCTTCATCAATATACGAATGTCTAACCAAATCTTCTAATGTATCATACATTGAATTAAATGGTATAACTAAATTCATTGAATCATCGGTTGAATCTATGTTAGTTGCAACCCCTAATTTTAAATCATTTGCCATTTTTTCAATATGGTCTAATGATGTACCAACCCCATACGATTTACAATCTTCAGAGTATAATCCTGGGATTTTAACTCTTCCCATTAATGTATACTTGCCTCCTTTAGTAGAAGTTCGTTGATTAGGTGTTTCTACATATATAATGTCGAAGTCCATTCTAATAGCCTTATACGTTGTTTTATCAAGAGTACCCATTCTAAAGTTAATTACATCTCCATCTCTTGGAAAGGTGTCAACCCCGAATTGACCTCTTGTATCTATTAATGTAACTTCAAGAATAGGTAAAATTCCAGTGCAATCCAAGTTCATTCGCAAAATATCTTCAGTCGCAAATTCATATCGATTAATCATCACCATAATATCTAATCCTCCACTAGTAACGGCCCTATCATTTCCCTCGTCTTCTTTAAACGATTCAAATTCCAATTTGTCTAAAACAATTGTAGGTTCAGTTACCGTTAAAATATGATTATCTATTGATGCCATTGTTATATTGTTATTGTACCGTTTCCGATTGTTATATTAGTTTCTCCTTCTTTAAGAATATTAGGAGGCAATATTTGTTTAGATCCATTTGCCTTTTGTGCAGCCTTTCTTTGAAGATATTCAATTCGCTTAGCATCCTTAACTGGAATTCGCTTTGTATCAATAAATTGATCTCTAATCGAAGGTTCATTACTTGAGGTCTGTGCCATTTTAATTGGCTTAATAGTATTTAAAGTTGCCATATTTTGTGGAATAAGTAAAACATCTCCCAAATTAATTAAAAAAGGATTCGATATGTTATTCCATTTTAATATATAATCACAGTAATTTGCATCTCTATAGTATTTTAAAGAGATTAAGTCTATTCTGCCAATTTCATCTTCAGTCACAGTATGTTCTGCAATGGTTTCAGTTAGTGGTGAAAAAACAACAGTAGGTGTTGTCATAATTACCTTGCCGTTATCCGCTGAAAGATTCTTTTTTTCTAGTGTTGTAAATTTCATTATCCGTTACTTAATTTTCTGAATACGTTAACAAAGGAATCCTTAGTAGGAGCACCTGTATCTTTATTACCATATGCACTTACATCAATTGTTTTATTAATATCTGCAACATCATCAGGTTGTACATAAAATCGGCCTCTACCCGTATTAAACATTGATTCAATTTCTGCTTTATCGCGAGGACGCCCTGGTTTAAGTTTAATAACTGCGATTAATCTTTCAGGAAAGTCATGAATTGTACTCGCACCTTCAAATGTAATTTCACAATCTTCCATTATTAAATTTCCTATTACCATCATTGGATTTAATGGATTTCCAACTGTTAAATGCCATTGTCCAGTAGGGTCACCCGATAATAATGCAGCAACCGCCTGTCCACCCTGTGGTGTGTTAAACATTTCCATTAAACTTCCACCTATCAGATTATTTAAAAATTTATTATTTGCAAGATTTTTATAGTTAGCAGGATCTAAAACTCCTTTAAACATATCTCCCATATCTTTTATGATTGTACCTAAAAATCCTCCATAATCACCTGATCTAAGTTTTCCTAAATCTCCAAGTGGCTTTGCAACCGCACCATCTCCAATATATCTTACGCTACCTCCCCAAAATGGAGCATTATTATATGTTAATGCTAAAAGATTGGCAAGTTGATCGAGCATCATTACCTTTGGGTTTACTCCCTCAAAACTTTTAAGTTCATATTCAAATCTTAATGAAAACGCTTGTTCAAATTTTAATCCTTTTTCTCGAACCATCATGTCGCGTATAACGTTTAATGGACCAAATACATGATTAGGATATGTGTTTGAAAATGAATCATATCCTGCATTTTGTTTATTTGCGTTTGAAGAAACTGCATCTCTTCCGGCTGCTGCGTTTGTTGCTGCAGAAAGAAATCTGCTACTCTCAATTATACCTCCAAATGTACCACTAGAAGCCTGTTGTTTTGATTGCAGCTCTTGCACATCTGCCGTTGCTGTGTTATAATTAAATCCATGCGAAAATTTCAAAATTTCAGTTAATGGATTTCCGGCAGCTTCACCAATCCACGTCACTGCTCTTGCAAGATCGGGCTGTTGAATAGGAACCATTTCCTTTCCAGCGGGATTAAGACCAGATGGTGTTATAATATCATCGGTGCATGGATACGCAAATCTTCGTAAAGTTATGAGCATACTATTTGGAATTTTTCCAAAAAAACGAGTCAGCGCAAAATCTGAATACTGATATCGATAAGCGTAGTTATTTTCAAGCTTTCCAGTTAATTCAATAATTTGAGTAGCGGTGGGATTAATTAAACTAAGTGGATCTATTTTTCTGTATCTGCCTGATTTAACATTAAGTCCATCCTTGCCCATATCAAGTGGATTACCTCTATAATTAATTAAAGAATATTTATTAAAGGCAGAATATGGTCTTGGGCCAACCTGTAATACCTTTCCTTCATTTTTTCCAGCTTGAGTTGATGTGTATTTTTCAGATTCGTTTTCATCTGTATAATACTTAGAATTGGTTGTATCGATCGTGGAAAATGGTTGATCCGTTACCATCGATCTTGCCTGGGTTTGGTCAGGTGGATTTAAAGATTTTAAACCTCTATTTCTTGACTTCTTTTTACCTACTGTTTGCGTTGGGTCTTCTCCGTCTATGTCGTATCCGGTAACGCTTTTTACTGCACTGATAAATCCTTTACCTAGCGATGTAGTTTTTGCGTATGAAAAACCTTCACTTGTTTTTTTTCTAGTAGATTCAGCTAATTTTTCAAAATAATCTTTTTCTGCTGCCATTCCTAATTTTAGATATATTTGTTTTAGTATATATCTAATTTTTGATTTTACTCTAAATTATCGAGTTCAATGGATTTAGGTCTAAATAACAATTTATCAAAATAGTCTGATGTGGTACCAGCCCTATCCCCTAGAAACTTTTTAATATGTGACTGAAACACACCCTTACTTTCATAATGATAATTACCCTTAGAATATGTGTTTCGCGTGGTTAATTCATATAAATCCTTGATGGTTTTCTCAATAAAAAAATCCTGTATGTTATTATATAACTCCATAATTTCTCCATGCGTTTTTACACACATTACCGAGTCAACTACAACCGTGTAGGTTTCCCATCTGGATTCTATATAATTTTGAAATTCTTTAACTGTTGAAAATTTTTGTCTAGAAATTCTGAAAGATGTAAGAGCACCATCAAAATTTCTATCAAATTTCATGTCAAACATATACCTTTTTAAAAAATCGATATCGTCATAAAATTTTGTAATTTTTATTTGATATCTTGGCATTTTATCGCTGAATTCAACATCATGTATAATTGCCCTTACTGGAAAGACAATATTGTTATACCTATTATTTGAAATAAGTACATGAATGTATTCACCCTTTGAAAAAAGTTTGTGTCTAATCATTTTTTAATAATATTAACAGTGTCAAATAGGTCAGATATTCTTCCATCCACTTGTACATTATTATGAATTATAGTTAATATGATTATATGCTCTCTATCAGATTGAGAGTCTATTAAGTTTTTAAAGTTGGTTACAACCTCAAATTCAAGATTTTTAAATAAGTAAATTACACGATCAACTCCAATATTATCTATATGAAGTTGACGTGTAATTTCAGATATGATTGTTAATCCAACAACTGAATCACATGGTTCCTGTCCATAGGGATCTGCTTTAATAAGTTTATTTTTTATTGATGCATGGTCAATTACCTTAGTTGACAATCTATCAATATCCTTTATAAACTTATTAAATTCACGCCTAGATGGGCACCATACACATTCAATTGTTAAATTATTCATTTATTGTTTTGCAGAAGCCTTCAATTCATTTAATTGTTTTTCAAGCCTCTCTATTTTTTCATTTTTTTCTTTAGTGGTTGGAATGTAATCAACTCCCCAATCTTCAATAATCTGTATTTGGCGTTTATTTTTTGAATTACCAAACGTTAATCCAATATCAACACATAATTCATTGATAAATTTAATTTTATTAGATTGAATTTCAAAATCATAAACCGTAGTTGATTCAAAAACTTCTCCAGCTGAATTAATATTATCATCTAATATTGTCTTAATAACACCATTATCTGCTAACGTTATTTTAACTGTCTGCATTTAATCTTGCATTTAAAGATTCTCTTGCTTGTTTTTGTAGTGTAGCAGCCTTCTTTTTATCTTCTTTATATGTTAGTTTATTTTTAACATTAACTAAAATCCACGCCTCTTCTAACATATTTTGCTCAACTTCGTTATATCCTTGATCTTTCCAAGATTCCTTTAAACCATTTACTTTAGTTTGTAATTGATTTTCAATATCGTCCTGTACTCTATTTAAAAAGGCTTCATGTGCTTGGTTTCCATCATTTCTTGTTTTATCATACCATGCCTCACCCGGTCCATTTAAAGGACTATACATATTTTTAATTTTTAAGTAACCCATCTCGGATAATTGAGATCTTCGTTGTCTTCTAGACGGTGTTGTTCCTTTACTCATTGTAGTATTTATTTATAAATGTTATTACTTCTTGTTTTAAATATTCTTGCAGTTTATTTATCTCTATTTGTGAGACAGCTACCTGCGCAATGGTATTAATAAGATTTTCTTTATCTTCATCTGCGTTTTCAATTAACATATTAAATATTTGCTTATTTGGTATGTTTAAATTAATAATAGCATGTAAAGGCTCTATATTCTTTTTAGAAAGTTTAGCAACTAATTCTTCCAGTGGAGAAATTTCAGGTGTTTTACTAATAATAGTAGGCTGTGTTGATTCAATTAATTCAACATGATTGGTTTTGATTGATTTTTCTCCCATTGCAATTGAGTTTAATGTATCTGCGCCGGGAAACGGTAGTTTACCATCAATTACTTCTTCCATAAATTCACCCAAAACATTATTAAAAATTTGAGAACCATCTGTAAAGTGTGTAAATTTACCATCATCGTGGTTAACTTCAACTACTTTACCAAAATTCTCACCCTTTTTCCATTGATATGTTTTTACAGTTTCTTTCACTACTTCCATTGTTTGTAATTTTTCATGATTATATTCTTTTTTATAAAAATGTTTCTTAATCCAATTGATTGAACTCTTCATCATTTTTGCAATATTTAATTTCAAATTTTTCTATAAAATCAATTCCATCATCATCTCCGATTAATACATCTACCTTTCTAACGTATTTGTGATAGAATTTAATGCTGCCGTTTTCAATAAGAAAGTTCCTAAGTGTTTCAACATTGGGAACTATTAGTTTATTAATACTCATTCCAGGTGTTTACTTGATTTACTTTTATATCTGCTGTTTTTAATAACTCAACTCCACTCATATCTCTATAATCTTCAGAATAATATACTTCAGTTACACCTGATTGTATGATTAATTTTGCACAATCAAAACATGGACATGTTGTAGTATATAAAGTTGCTCCATCACAGCTCATTGTTGACTTAGCAACCTTCATAATTGCGTTTGATTCAGCATGCAACACCTCTCTTTTTGTTACATGTCGATGTGCACATCCTAATTCGGTATTAGATAATGTCCATCCATTTTCTTGTAACAATTCTGCCTGTTCCGGAAAATCCCATCCTGTTTCTTCAACACATTCGCATTCATTATCGAATCCATGTGGTGTTCCATTATATCCAAATGAAATCACCTGTTTGTCTTTGACAATAACGCAACCTACCTTTCTGCGAGTTGCATAACTAAGCTTTGCAAACTGATATGCGACTTGCATATAAATAATTTCTATTGGAATTTTAGGCATAAAAAAAGTCTATATATGTTTATTATTATATATAGACTTTTTATTTAGTTTATTTGCGAATTAATCAATATCCTCGCCATCTACAGCGTCTTTAACTTCTTTAGTTTCATTGATTTTTTTAGTGTATGCTTCTGCCATTTTGTTTAAACATGCTTCAAACGCTTCGGTTTCCATATCACCCTTTAATTCGGTGAGAGCGTTTACTCCCATTCTAGCAACTAATGCAGCATTTTCAGCCATATAAGTTTCTACTGTATGGTCGTCATGTGCATCTTCATCCCATTCCTTTGCTTCTTCCATTACTTGTTCGTAACATTTTTCTAACATTTCCGAAACTGGAATTGTTGGATTAATTCCATCTCCTTTTCCTTGAATTGGAGTTACTTTTTCCTCAGATTCTTGAACTTCTTCTGCTTCATCTTCAACTTCAGATAAATCTTTATCTTCTGGTTCTGCAACAGCTGTTAATTTAGTTTCTATTTCCTCTGATCTGTCCATTTCAGAAATAAAGGTTTCAAATGATTTAATACTTGCCATAGTTTTTAATTTTTTTATATTAGTATATGGATTTATATATCTTTATCTTTTATGATGTATTCAAAACTTGAAGGGAGGATGTGTTTTTGAATTTTTAATGCCTTAATTATAATTGCAACAATAATACCACCTGGCATTAGGGCAATTGTTGTCAGTCCAATTGTTTTTAAAACATCTTTAAATTGATTTCCAACCCATTCCTTTTGTAATTCGTTCATTTTATAGTCATACATCATATGTCCATATAGTAACTTAAAGGCGTCTTGGGTTTCCTTACCTTCTAATTTTAGTGCAACAATAAATTTTTTAGAATTAGTCTTAAAATCATTAATATGATTTGACAAGATATTTGGTTTCACCTAATGAATTAATCTTCTGATTTATATGGTAATTTTTTATCATTTCCACCATCTCTAACCTCCTTTGCTAAATCAGCGTCTGCCTTACCCCATGTTCCTGTACCTTTTTCTAAAAATGCATTAACTCTAGCATGTCCCCATGCTTCTTGGCTCATTCCTTCATAATGGCTTGAATTCCACGCACCCATTCCTCTACGCATAACTGCGTTTAAGATTCCAATTGGTACGCCTGATTCTTTACTCTTTTTGGCAAGAGATTTATTTAAGTCAGCATTTTCTAATTTTGCTCTGGAAGTTTCCTTGTTTTCCTTTTCACTTAAAAATTGTTCAAATAACATTAAATGTTTCATTGTATTACGATATATTTATTTAACTATATATCATTGAAAAATCCTTATGATACTTTTGTAAAGCTAACTCTTTAGCCTTTGCTTCAATTTCAATATCTAGATCCATTCCATACGTTTCAATATATTCATATAAGTAATCAGCATGGGCTCTTAATATTACTGAACTATCTTCGTGTAATTTTTTTGAAGAGGAATAGTGACATAATTGACGAATGTCTTTAGGCCATGTTTTTGCACATAATTCCAATGCATCCTTTTCTGACATAGAATCTTCATAACAGAAATGATGGAAAAAGTCAAACGTAATTGGAGTGCCACATAATTTATAAATTTCATAAAGATCTGTTACACCATATTGACTTGGCTTGTCATCGTTTTCCAAAACAAGACGAGAAGATGCACAATCAGGTAATAGTTTAAAATTTTCTGCAAATCTTTTAATTGCAGAATCTTTGTCGCCATACGTTCCACCGACATGAATATTCATTGCAGCATAGTGTGTTCTAGGTAAACCCATTAAATCCATAACCTTGCCATGTTGAGTTAATTCCCACACAGCATCATTGACAACCTTTGGATTTGGACTTGCAAGAATGTTAAAAGGACCTGGATGAAATGTAAGCCTTTGACCTACTTTAGTTGCGTAATCGCCTGCAGTTTTTAGTAATGATTTGATTGTATTATAGTTAGGCAATTCCTCAATATCATATTCTGAATTCCATGGAAACATACTAGATGACATACGGTACATTGTAATTCCATTTGCATTATTCCATTTAAGGATTTCAATCATATCCCTGAGGTTAGCTTCGGCCAACTCACCTGCATATTTAATACCCTTTGCTTGAAAGGTTTTCTTAATCATGCTTCTACCGATCTTAATTCCTTTTTGTTTATCCAATGTTAAATTGATACAACAGTACCCGTAATTTGCAGCCATATTTTTATATTAAATTAATTATATTGTGGTTATGTTTATAGTTTCGGATATCTATTACAAATATCGAAGATTCTAGAAATTTTTGATGCTAATTCTGTTGGTAATTGTAGGGCTTCAATTTGAAGATCTGTATATAAATATCCATCGAATAAACCATATAATTTGTTTTCCATATTAAACGATAATCCATCTTCGATTTCCTCAGAGTAAGATACTTCTTTAATTAAAGAAAGAATTTCAAATCTAGTTTCGTCATTCATATTTTCGTGTCTGTCAAATCTCGTGTAACTCATAATGTGGTGTTTTAAATTGTTTGTTTTAATTATAATGTAAATATAACTAAAAAGAGCCAAACAAAAAAATGTTTGGCTAATTATTTTCAAAAAAGTTATTAACAATTTATTTCCAGAATAATTGGACACATATTAGTAATAGTGCAAGTGTTAGTGATATTATTGTTTTTTGATTTAATGGTTCATCCATTATAACGTAGGTTAATATTCCAAATGAAACCATACCCATTGCAAATCCAATAAATCTGCCTGGCCATAATTGACCATCATAATATTCTGCAATATATTTAGTTGCAATTATAAACATATATGATATAGTAGATCCTCCGATTAAAGCAATTATTATTGGATGCTTTTTAAACCATGGCCAAACAAACTGACCATTTGTTTGAAACCAAATTAAAGATTGTCCTAATATAAATAGTAATATTCCGTATATTAAATTTCTCAAAATAATTGGCCTGTTGAAGTTAGCAAATGTGATATAAAGCTAGGACGATGCGCTTCATTTGCTCCAATTTCCTTTATTGCTTTAATGTGTTGGGCAGTACCATATCCTTTGTTTGAATTCCACCCATATCCTGGGGTTTTAATATCTAATTCTTTCATAATTGCATCTCTTTCAGTTTTTGCCAAAATACTTGCAGCCGCAATAGATACATATTTATTATCTCCTCCGATAATAGTTTCAAATGGTACTCCATCGAATCCATGAAATTGATCGCCATCGATTAATATAAAATCAAAGTTATGCGTTTTTCTAACTTCAATTAAACATTGATTCATTCCCTGTAAGGTTGCTCTTAAAATGTTTGTTGATTCAATTTGCTCTGGATAGATATGAACGATGCTATATGCAATTGCATTATCTAGTACGATTTGTCTAGCATCCTTACGTTGTTGTTCATTTAAAAGTTTAGAATCTTTGATAAGAGGGTGTTCAAATCCAAATGGCATAATACATGCCGATACTGTAACCGGTCCTGCCAGCGCTCCTCTACCTGCTTCATCAACTCCAATTTCCATTGTTTGTTCAGAACCGGTAAAGCTTGATTTTAGTAATATTTGTCTAGTTTCCATCTATATATTTTTATACATATTATATAGATGGATTCCAGAATGTTTCATTACATATTATTGAGATATTACAGTGTGTATTAAGTTAGTCACCTGCCATTACAACAAGTTCCCTTAATTTTTTAAGCGTTTCACACTTTTCATATTCTTCTAATTCTACAAAATATTCTATAAGAAGATCTATAAATCCACTTCTTTGTCCAATTCCATGTGGAATGTCTATTGTGTTTTTATTGTCTTGATATACTAAAAATCGATTAACGGTTTTTGTAAAATTTCGTGTTATTATGTAATAGCTGGACCTCATCAAAGAGTCTCTTTCCTCTTTAGTAATTTCTTCCATCTGTGTTGTGGTATTTTTATTATTCTAATTTTACTTAGAATTATATTATATATTTAGGTGCATGCACCCATATATACACTAGATGAAAAAGGTTAGTATATTATAAATCCTTTGATTGTTTATACCTAGCCTTGGCAATTATTTTTCGCATGGTAATGGAAGGTTTTTTATACTCTTTTTTATTTCTGAGTTCCTGTAATTGTTTGGTTGCAATTACCTTTTGCTTTAATTTTTTTAAAGCCTTTTCTATATTATTGCTTTCTATGTGTATAATTAACATGATAGTTTATCAATTATTTTTTTAAGCTCACTGCATTTTTCATACTCTTCACGTTCTTTAAAAAAGTCTAATACAGTTTGAACCCCTTCGATTTTGTCAGAAGAAGGTGCGTCATGTTTAAGTGCTCCCATTTTATGTTCAACTATGGATTTATATATAAGTTCCATCATGTCTTCCTTTGAGGACTGGTGTAGTTTTTGTATAAATCGAGTTTCTTGGCCGTTGTATTCTTCTAAATCATCCATTGGAATCTTTAATCTTTTTTAGTAATTCAATTTGGGATTCTGTTAGATTAATAGGTAAAGTTCTAAGTTTTACCATTAAGTTACCATACCCATTTGCATTATATATTGGCATTCCTTTGCCTACGACTCTAAGCATTTTTGAATCATGCGAACCTAGAGGAACCTTTATTTTAACAGTATGTACTTTAGTTTTGACTTCAAATTCTCCACCTAGTAACATATCTATCCAATCTAATTGGAGATCTACATAGATATCTGAACCATTTACTATAAGGTCAATATCTTGCATAACATTTACTGTTAATATTATATCTCCTGGCCTTGCTCCTTTGTTAATTGGATGATGTTGGCCTTTTTCTTTGATTTTAAGTTTCGTGCCATTCGGAATTCCCTTAGGTATATTAATATTAAATCCACCAGTTCCGACATCGATGTATCTTCTCGTTCCTTCATAACTTTCTTCTATTGTTATATTTATAGATACTCTAACATCGAATCCCCTAACCTCGTCACCAAATGATTGGTCAAACGCGCCAGCAAAATCATATCTATTAAATATGTCTTGCCATGCATCGTTAATATTAAAGGACCTACCATTGATAGAGTCATGTTTTTTTCTACGATCAGGGTCTCCTAAAATTTCGTAAGCTTCTGAGATTTGTTTAAATTTAGTATCGTCTCCTCCTGTTTTGTCAGGGTGGTGTTCCTTTACTAATTTTCTATATGATTTTTTAATCTCGTCATGTGAAGCATCTTTAGAAACGTTTAATGTTTCATAATAATTCATAAAGATTATTTTGAAGTTCTAACCTTAATTGTTTGTTTTCTTTCTGGCAATGGTGCAGATTTTGCTTGCTTCTTATTATCTGCTTTTTTCTCGGCAACAAGCATAGCCTGTCCCTTTCGATATGTAGCAATTTCTCTTAATTGCTGATTTTCCATACAAATCGCAATTCTTTCAAGAGATGATGCAATTTTATTTAATACTGATTCTTCCATATTATTATATTAATATATTATATTTGTTCTAAAATATCTTTGATTCTAGAACATTTTTCGTATTCCTCTACTTCAATGAATATTTCTAACATTTGATTTAAAGTTTTTGAAAGAGACTTAATATCAAAACCATTACGCTTCATTGTTTTAATATCTATTCCATTTTCCACAATCATGTCATAGTTTTCGTTGGCTAATTTCATTTTTAGCTCGTACATCATCTCTTCCATTAAAGCTTCTCTTTTCATAGTTTCTATCTCGTCATTTTCTTCAAAAAGGTCATTAAAATTGAATTCGTCCATGTTGTATGATTTATTTATTATAGTGTAAATATAAACAAAAAAAGCCAAACAAAAAATATTTGGCAATTTATTTACAAAAAGTTATTAACAATTTACATTAATTGCAATCCGGTTAAGAAGATCTATTTCATTTTCAATGTTATTTTTAACTAATGCACTGTCATAATGATTAGCCAAACCCGCTATTTTATTTTGCTCGCTATTTCTTATTGAATATTGTGTATATTTAGATCTAACATATTCAGCTCCCATAAATTTATAGTGTAGTAATTTTATAGGAAAGTTGTTGAATGTTTCTAATATATCATATTGCATTTTCCATCTTCCCCATGGATGTCCATTCCATTCCCCAGTTGGCCTGATTTCAACGGGAACCGGATGCAATATTTCTCCATCTAGTTCTGAATTTAATTTAATTTCATGACAACCCTCAATCCATTCAAGCTTTTTAATTTTATTTGGATTAATAAGAATAGGTTTTGAATACCATGGATCTGGAACACCATCTTTAATTTCATCGTATATTTGTCCATCCCCTGTCGGAAAATAATTAGATACCATTTGAAAACCTGCTGGAAATATAACGGCTGACTTATTTTCTTTTAAAAATTCTATAATATTTGGATGGTATATAAATTCATCACAATCACTTACTATAATATAATCTGCCTTTCCCTTTGCTTCAGTGATACATCTGTGTTTTAAATCTAAATGTACATAGTCATTAAATGTGTTTGACGTATTATACTCTCTAACATCAACGTTTGGATATTCTTTACATATCATTAGAGTGCTGTCTGTTGATTGATTATCTAAGACTATTATTCTTTCACAAAATTTAGAATAGTGTCTTAGATAATACGGGAGCATCTTCTCCTCATTCCAAACAGTAACATATGCCCATATTTTCATATGCTATAAGATTGGAAGATATGAAAGCCTTAACATAACATTCATTGTTGATTTTACATCAGCCTCACAATATTCTTTTATTTTTTCAAGATTTCCATTCCAATATTCCTCAGTAGTTTCATTACCTTTCATAAGTGCCTTTGGAGATGGAATATTCAATGTATCACAAATTAAATCTAATGATGCACTATTCCAACCTGCAAATTTCCAAACCTCATATGTATCTAATAGACAGTTTTCCCAAGGTTTTTTATTCTGTAAATGAAATTGAGAAGGAGTTTGAATACCATGCACTAGTGCTCTCTTAATTAAAAAAGGAAAATCAAAGTTTTTAATATTATGCCCAGTAAATTGAACATTTTGATTTTTATTAAATATTGCCTGTGCAGTTCCCATAAACTCTTTTAGAAATTCTGATTCATCATCTCCATAGAAAGATCTGATTTTTTCTGTAACTGGATTACCCGTTTCATCAAATTGAATTTGACCAATTGAAACTGTAATAATTTTTGCAAATTCAGGGTGTAGTGCTGCATTTTTTAAATATAAGTCGGCATCACTTAATTCAGCCAAATCAATTTCAGTTCTTCTGTAATTATCTGCCTTTTTTATCCAGTGAACGACAGCGCCTGGTCTTTGCTCACAAAATTCACTATAATATTTAAATTCTGAAACAGTTTCGATGTCAATAAATAACATCGACTTTAAATTTGATACACTATACATCTTTTTCGTTTTTTGAAATGTTATAAATTGAGATTGGATATTTACTTGATTTTCTACCTTCTCTTTCGTTAATAAACCAAAAGTATGAATGTCCATGTATTTTTGCTAAAGAATCACATGTATCTATAATAGGACCATACATAAGGGATCCTGCAAATCTAAAAAAGTATTTTTCTCCAATCTTTGGATTTTTAACTTTAATCTCTTGAATTTTTTTATCTTTTGCCATATAGTATTATATGCAAATTTTAAAAAATGTTTAAATTTGATTTAAAATGCACGAAGTATCTGTGCTCTGTCTAAGTTTTAAATATCTTTCAAATGTGATAGATAATTCTATCCAACCACCTGTAATAGAATCCGGGACATTGAAAATATCAGTGTAATAGTGTGGCGCCTTTTCAATACGGCCTAATAGGAAGTCAACCATACAGTCAACTTCCATATTATGAACCCATATTTTTACAAACGTATTATTCATTTTCATTATAAACAATATTTGCTGCCATTTCATCTTTGCCATATCTTGGCATTGCATCTAATGGAGAATTTGGATTTTCCTCATATGCCCAATCGCTTAATCCAAGTTCTTCAAATCTTTCTTTAATTTTTTCATTGTAATATGCACCAATAGTTCTTACTCTTCTTTGGATATCTGCCCTTGCCAAATCATGGGTATTTTGGCCAGTTGCATTATTATATAAAAACTGAACATATCCTAGTTTAGGGATTTTACATGTAATCGTTTTTAAGAAAGTTCTTACAATTAATTCATAATCATCTGCAATTGCAAGATTTCTATTATGTCCTCCAATTTCAAAATAGGTAGATCTTCTCCATGCTCTAACATGATTTGGAACTCCAACAATATGCCTAATAGTCTTTGGATTAATATTATGTTGAGTTGCAACCTGCATCATTTTTCCGTTGTACATTTCATCTCTGTATTTTCCATATGCAAATGCAAATCCTTCTGGATATGTCTGACACTCCCAATTTTCATTAACCTCTAATGTATCATTAAAAAAGAATCCTGCTTCTGGATGTTTTTTTGCTGCTTTATATAAATCTTCAGTACACCATGGAACTAATAAATCATCATGGTCTAATTCAGCAAGAATAAATCCTTTTGCCATACAACTTGCTCTCCATTTAACTTCTCCAATATTTCCACCGCTCTTCTCTCTAAAGTCATATACCTTAACACGAGGATCTTTTGATGCAATATCTTCCGCTATCTTTAATGTCTTACCTCCATCGGTAGAATCATTCACGAGCACCCATTCCCAATTAGAATATGTTTGTTGTTTTAATGATTCATATGTATTATACAACTTTTCCTTTGTATTATAGATTGGTGTTGTATACGAAATTAAATTTGAATCTTCAATAGAATCATTATCAAGCATAGTATACATTGAAGATATATATGCTCTTTCACCAACTTCGGTTATTGATGTATCTGGTGGAATGTTTATCCATTTTCTACGAAATTGTAAAGGCATACTTGCCATCTTTGGAAATTCTTGCCATGATTCTCCTCTACTAACAATAGCGTCGGGTTTAAATGTAGATAAAATTAAAGATATATTTTCATCATTTTTTAAATATTTTACATTTAAATTATCTGCCTCATACCATAAATACTTGATTGATTTTAAATCGGGCTCATCGCTACCAATATATAGAACCTTTGGCACATTTGCAGATGCCTTCTTTTCTAAATAATTATAATGTGAATATACTGCTGGTGTAAATGTAAATGCATCAGGCATATTTTTAAACACATCACTTATAAGAATTCCATCCGCGCAATAGTCAGGTTTAAATTGATATCCATGTTTATTATAAACATCAACATGTGATATATATTGAGCAAGGTCTATACCTCCAATTTTTACATTTTGTGCTTCTGCTAATCTATAATCTAATCCTGTAAAATCTCTTTTCTCTACGTTTTGAGAAACAACATGCACCATCTTTTCAGGAAAGGCGTTTGACATTTCTAATACATATTCATAGAACCCGTCATGCACAATATTATCATCATCCACAAAATAAACCCAACCGTCTTTAAATTTTGAAATTATACTAGAGCATTGTGGATATAGCATTCCAACCTTGTCTCCTTTTTCAAAATAGTATTGGGTAGAATCATCCTTTAGATCTGATAATAATTCAGCGTCAATGTCCTTTAAGGATGCTGTATCGAAAACAACATGCCATTTAATTTCTATTCCATTCGGAATATTACTAAATACTGATTCTTTAACTGTTCTTAAATTTTGAAGTCTTGTACTTCTTGTAATTATATTGATTATCATATTATATTATTGGTTATTATACGTCAAAGAAAAACATATGAAAAAATCTAGCGTTGTCAATCGCATCTCCAAAATATTGAGTGGCTGCATGAATATTTTTAGCATCAAACAAGACTAATCTGTTATATACGTTTCCTACCTCGTCTATTTTTTCAAAATGAGTGCCATCATAAAAATTCATTTCGGCATTCTTACCCTGAAATGCTCTTACGTAATTTACAGTACTTCTTTTTTCATCATCAAATTTATAGTCTCCGGTAACTTTACTTCGGTAGAATGCAGTACCAGTAGATGGTGGGGCGTTCGGTGTTAGAAATACCATTCCCGCATACGTTTGATTATCGACATGATATACGATAGGTTGATCTGCTGTGCAAAATTGAAATATTCCATTTGCATATGAATCATGGTTCCAATTATAAATAGGTTTTCCAATAATCTCCTCAAGCCTTTCTTTCATACCAACTATTGAGAAACGACTAGTTGCTCTTTCTCCTTTATGATAGTTAGATGGAGAGAATTTAATTTCTCTAATTGCCCATTCTCTAACAAAATCAGGATCGTTATAGAAATTATCTACAACAATAAGACCTTTATCTTGATTTGCAAAACCAGTATAGTATGCTAGCCATTTTGCAAATGATTCAATTACAATTTCTTTTTCAACAAAATTACCCATGGATATAACAATAGGCTCGAACAATTCGCTGCCATCAATTGTTATACTAAACCCTATTTGAGTATTTTCAATGTTAGGATAAAATTCCTTTACATCCTTCCTTTCTGAGAATTTATTGAATCTTTTTTCGCCTACCTTTATCATAGATATTTTTCCTTTTTCTGAAAAAATCCAACCATTAAATGTATAACTATTTTGATTTTGTTCTAGTGAATCAACATACATTCGTATGTTATCGTGGTTTGTGAAATGTGATATAATGTCTGCCATGTTTATTATATAATTAAGGGTATATTAGTTTATTATTATATTATATGATTATATATCATTAAAAAAGGGGACTGATTAGGTCCCCTTAGTTTTAATATGAAATTAGATTATTTTTTAAGTAAATCAATTTCAGCCTTTAATTCATTAATTGCTTGAATTAATAATGGTACAATTTTTTCATATTGTACTGTTATGTAGTTTTCACCAGATTTAGAATTTCCGTTTTCATCCATGTCGAATGGCGCGGTTTTAATAACTTCTGGTAATACTTCTTGAATTTCTTGTGCGATTACTCCGACCTGTTGACTGTAGTCATTATAACCAAACTGCTCAGCAAATTTATTTTGAGTATAAGATACACCTCTTATTTTTCCAACTTTAATTAAAGCGTCTTCAATAGGTTTAATGTTATCTTTAAGTCTCTTATCTGAGTAGAATGCAATAATATCTCCAGATGCTACAACTCTACCTCCTCCGATTGGACTTGTTCCAACACCAATAGAGTTAAAGTGCCAGTCAGATCCCCAACCGCCTCCACCTGCAGGTCCAGTTGCACCCGTAGGTCCAGTAGGTCCAGTAGGTCCAGTAGGTCCTTGCGGTCCAGTTGCCCCTGTTCCACCGTTAGATCCACTAGGCCCAGTAGGTCCTTGTGGTCCAGTTGATCCATTAGTTCCATTTGATCCAGTAAATCCTTGGAAACCTCTAACACCTTGTGGTCCGGTTGCTCCGGCTGCTCCACCTGGTCCTTGTATACCTTGTGGTCCAGTTGCTCCGGCTGCTCCACCTGGTCCTTGTATACCTTGTGGTCCAGTTGCTCCAGTTGCTCCGTTAGATCCTGTTGGTCCAGTTGGTCCTTGAACACCTTGTGCTCCAGTAGATCCATTAGTTCCATTTGATCCAGTAAATCCTTGGAAACCTCTAACACCTTGTGGTCCAGTTGCCCCTGTTCCACCGTTAGATCCACTAGGCCCAGTTGGTCCTTGAACACCTTGTGCTCCAGTAGATCCATTTGTTCCATTTGTTCCAGCAGCACCTTGTGGTCCAGTAGATCCTGTTGTTCCAGTTGTTCCAGTAAATCCTTGGAAACCTCTTTCTCCTTGAATACCCTGAATACCCTGAATACCTTGGTCTCCTTTAGCACCTTGTGCTCCAGCAGCACCTTGTGGTCCAGTAGATCCTGTTGTTCCAGTTGTTCCAGTAAATCCTTGGAAACCTCTTTCTCCTTGAATACCCTGAATACCCTGAATACCTTGGTCTCCTTTAGCACCTTGTGCTCCAGTAAATCCTTGATCTCCTTTGATACCTTGAATACCTTGAATACCTTGGTCTCCTTTAGCACCTTGTGCTCCAGTAAATCCTTGGTCTCCTTTAGCTCCAGTTGTTCCAGTAATACCTTGAATACCTTGGTCTCCTTTGAATCCTTGGTCTCCTTTAGCACCCTGTGCTCCAGTAAATCCTTGGTCTCCTTTAATACCTTGAATACCTTGTTCTCCTTGGTCTCCTTTAGCACCCTGTGCTCCAGTTTCTCCAGTAAATCCTTGGTCTCCTTTAGGACCTACTACATTTTGATTAGATACTGGTGTTTGTCCATTATCCAATGATATTGTTAATAATCCGTTATTAACGGTTACTGTATTTACAGAAACCCCTGTAAATCCTTGGTCACCTTTAAATCCTTGATCTCCTTTGAATCCTTGGTCTCCTTTAATACCTTGAATACCTTGTTCTCCTTGGTCTCCTTTAGCACCTTGGTCTCCTTTGAATCCTTGGTCTCCTTTGAATCCTTGGTCTCCTTTGATACCTTGTTCTCCTTGAATACCTTGAATACCTTGTTCTCCTTGGTCTCCTTTGAATCCTTGGTCTCCTTTGAATCCTTGGTCTCCTTTGAATCCTTGTTCTCCTTGAATACCTTGAATACCTTGTTCACCTTGGTCTCCTTTAAATCCTTGGTCTCCTTTGATACCTTGTTCTCCTTGAATACCTTGAATACCTTGTTCTCCTTGGTCTCCTTTAGCTCCTTGGTCACCAGTTAAACCCTGAATACCTTGTTCTCCTTGAATACCTTGAATACCTTGTTCTCCTTGGTCTCCTTTGAATCCTTGGTCACCTTTGAATCCTTGGTCACCTTTAAGACCTTGTTCTCCAGTAAATCCTTGGTCTCCTTTAATACCCTGAATACCTTGAATACCTTGTTCTCCTTGGTCTCCTTTAGCTCCTTGGTCACCAGTTAAACCTTGAATACCTTGTATTCCTTGTTCTCCTTGATCGCCTTTATCTCCCTTAGAACCTTGGTCTCCTGTAGCGCCTTGGTCTCCAACTAAACCTTGAATACCTTGTATTCCTTGTTCTCCTTGAAGTCCTTGGTCACCTTTAAATCCTTGTGCTCCAGCGGTAGAAATATACGGTGTTATTGCCATTGTTTTTCTATTTTTTTTTGTTTAATTTATTAGTCTAATGTAGATTTTTCATATACTAAATCTATCGTGTCACTAGTACCTATTGCGTATCCAGTAACATTTGAGTTCCAATATAATGTATCACCTGCTGTTAAAGTTGCAATTGATTTTGCACTTAAACCACCATCATTTGAGAAGTAAACTTCCCCATCTCTGTTACCATAAGATTCAGTAACTGCAATACCATTAATGTACACCTGTACTGTTGAATCAGCAAATGGTGTATAATCTAATGTAATTCCAGTTGAAGAGTAATTTCCATCAGTGAATTCTGAAGGTAAAGATTGTGTGTACTCTTGTCCTTGTGCTGTTGGTACTACTCCTAAACTTGGTCTCCATGGAAGTACTTGTGCAGTTTCAGAAGTAATAGCCTGAATAATAGGATTACTGTAAGTAAAATTAGGATTTGACGTTGAATTATGCTCAGCCATAGTACCATTACCGCTTTCATCAACAACATAGAATTTTCCAGGAGTTAACCCCCATTCAGAAACTTCAATATTACCGATTTGAACTGCAACAAATGTGTCGGTTGTAACACTTTCAACAACAAGTCTACCTAGTTTATCAGCTGCTGATGCATCTGCTAAAATCCAAGATCCATTAAGAAATGCAATAACATTCCCTGCTGCAAAGCCATGACCTACTTGAGAGTAAGTTGACTTTAAAGACCCAGATTCTAACCTAGCATTGATTGCGTTTAGGGTAGTTTGTAAACCCTCAATCTGCTTGATTTTAATTTGTGACATAGATTTTTTGTTTTTATTTTTTTCTGTCAAAAGAGTTATTTAGTTAACTCTGTTCATATGTATATATTCACTGAAATTAGGTACGCGTTCACATTTTGCTGGGAATATCTTAATATAATACTGATAAATATTACATGGATGCAATACTAAAAAAACTTATTAGAGATTATAATTATCTGAAAGAGACATTGGACGATGTTAAGGAAATTTCAAGTTTAGCAGAGGGAGAATTTAGAAGTGCTTTATTAGAATCTGACCCGGATGCAATGGAAGCTTTACGTCCAAAGTCACCTGAAATAAATATTGAAATTGAAGAAATTGAAGCCCCTATTGTAGAAAATCATAACGATGTTAAATTTAAAAAATTGTTTAGAAAAATTGCGGTAAAGTGTCATCCTGACAAATTAAATAATCAAGCGGGAGAAGACATTGAATTTCTTAAAAAAACATATGAAGATTTAAACCTAGCTAATGAAAATCATGATTGGGGTATGCTGTTAAAACTTGCAATGGAACTTAATGTTGAATTTAATGAACTCGAAGAGAGTGAAATTAGTAATATTAAGGAAAATATCGAAAAACTCCAGGGTCAAATCCAGACATATGAAAGTTCTATGGCATATGCGTGGTATACTAAAAATGACGAGAATTCAAAAAAAGAATATCTCGCCATTTGTGCTAATATATTTAAAAAGACTTTAAAGGATTAAATATCCCATAAATCTACATAGTGACATCTTACATAAATTGCTCTGTCAAATACCATTCCTCTTGGATTTTCTGCTCGCAGTCTTTTATTAAAATCAACGTCTTCGCTAACACCAACTGCATCTCTCCATTTAGTATTGCAATCAATTGTATGCATTAATAACCATGGACTTAATACTGCCATACCTGGTTTTACTATAGTTTTTGTCCATTTACCCTGCAACCCATCTATTTCGGTGTCATTGGCATGATTACTTTCAAAAAGTTCTTGGCTATCTGGCCAATTTGCATTTTCATTATCGTACCATACTGTGTTAATCCACCATGAAAGCTCAGTATTTATATTGTATGTAAGAAGTAAAGTTAGTGTGAATTCAGGTAATAAAAAATCATCTGAATCCATATATGTTACCAGCTCTCCAGTTGCTGCTCCAACACCAACTCTTCTTGCAAATCCTCTATAATATTTATGCCCATTACCATCTATCTCGTACATGTTTGGCGTATCTTTATCAATGTATATAAATTTAATTGACGGATCTTTTTTAAACTCTCTGGCGTATGTCTGGTGTGTTTTAGTGCAACCGTCTGCTACTATAATCAATTCACAATTTTTATAGATTTGATTTTGAAAACTTTTTACAGCTCTTTTAAATTTAGCGATAGCGTCTGTTCTTGCACCTGGATAATCTCCAAGATATGATTGCATAACTATTGAGATTTTTGGTTTCTTAATAGATTCCATTATTTCGTTTAATTCTTGATTCATTATTTATAAGTATTTGTTTTCCAATTATATTTATATGAAAGATTATGTTTTTTAGGTTCCCATAAATTTTCAATTAGTTTTCTATATGTATCTACAACTTCTGGATTTGAAGATAGGTATCTATCTAAAACCTTCTGGTTGCTTATTTTATATTCTTCAATATTATTATCGTGTTCGTTAATAGCTTTATTCAACTGTTTCATACCATCAAAGATTTTGAAATCTTTATAGTAATATCCAGCGTCTTTGATAAACTCTGCATTATGAACAACTGGATATCCAAAATGAATAGCATCTAAATATGAATAATTTAGTGGATTTCCCCATTGATGTGCTAAAACAACATCAGTCTCTTCTGCTAAAAATGTAGTTACTGGATATCTTGGTATAAATTTAATTAATGGGTTTGCTCTGTTTATAGCATCTAGATTTTTAATCATACCCATAAAATATTTATTCTTAAGAAGTTTATTTCCACTTCCAACATACAATTGTTTAAATGAACCCTCGCCGAATTTTCTAAAAAAGGCCTCGACAATCATAATAGGTATTAATGAATATTTAACAACATTAAGATTAGGTTCCATCACTGATATTTTCTTTTCTGAAACTGGTCTTATTTTATATTCAGGTATATTTTTTCCAAGTGATTTAAGAATTTCTTTATTTTTATCAATGAACATAGGATCCCACACAAATGGAACTACTTTAACCTCATCTGGATTGTGTCTATATATTAATTCAAAGTATTCTTTGTTATGGTGTTCCTGTTGTGGTATTAACCATGTTTGATCGTGCCCTTTATCCCATGAAGGAATTCCAGGTGCATCAGGATCTCCGAATAAAACTCTTTCCATATCAATTACATAATTGTTACCGCATTGATATTTTACGATTTTAGCGTTTGGATTATTTTGTTTGATTGCGTTTGCATAATGTTCAGGTATTGAAGTACCTAGGGTTATTAATAGGTCAAGTTCCTTCCATTTGTCAGTAAACTTAAATATCTTAAATTTTGTAGTGTCCCATTGAACCTTTGTTAAATCTGTAACTTTATCAGATGTATCTAGAATCCAAACTTCATGTCCTCCTATATTTAATAGAGTGTTTGCTAAATATAGAGCATTTAGCTTGATTCCATTAATCCAAAGAGATTCATTTTCTCTGGTAAGTCCTATAGTGATTCCAATTTTCATAATGAAATGATTTATTTTTGATTTATATATTCATGAAAAAAGGGACCACATAGGGTCCCTTTTTATTTAATTAGAATCTACTAATTATTTTTGGTAAACAAAAACAACAGTATCGTCTTCATCAATTACGTAACCTGGAGTTACTAGAGCAATAGCAGTACCTTCAACAGAAGAAACTTTAACTCTATGTCCATTAACGAATGCGTTAACTAAAGATTTGTTATCATCTTGTACGTTGAAGTCCAATGTGTAAGATAAACCGTTTCCAGTTTTAAATTCTTCAACCATTTGAACATCTTCCATGATGTAACCTTCTAATGCGTCTAATCTAGCATCATGTGCAACTTCTAATGCATCGATGTTGTCGCTTAATGTAGCAACTTCACCATTAAAGAAAGTTTCTAATGAACCTTCAGCAGCGATAGCTCTTGCTTTTTCAACAGAATCAGCAGCAGAAACAACAGCCTCTAATGAAGTAAAGTCAGCGTTTGTAGCAGAGATCTCAGCAGATAAAGCTAATTCTAATGAATCAACAGAATCAACTAAGCTAGCACCTACAGCACCTAATCTAGTGTCGATAGATGTAACGTCAGCGTTTGTAGCAGAGATTTCAGCAGTTAAAGCAACTTCTAATGAATCGATAGAAGCGTCAGTAGCTAAAGCGTAAGAAGCAAATGCGTTATCATTAGTAGTATCAACTTGGTTGATTAAAGAAACAATTTCAGCGAATGTATCTTTATCAGCATCTGAGGCTAATAAGATAGCATCAATTCTACCTTTTTCAGTAGAGATTTTACCATCTAATACTAATTCAGTAGATACGTGCTCGTTATGTTCAGCGATGATTTCAGCAGACAATAAAGCCTCAACTGATTCAACTCTTGATTTTTCAGTAGAAAATTTACCTTCGATAGAAGTAACGTCACCGTTTGTAGCAGCGATTTCAGCAGATAAAGCCAATTCTAATGAATCGATAGAAGAATTAACTTCTACGAAGTCAGCGTTTGTAGCAGAGATTTCAGCAGTTAATGCTAATTCTAATGAATCAACAGAATCAACTAAGTTTCCAGATACAGCTCCTAATCTTGTGTCGATAGAAGCAACTTCATTAACAACCTCAGTAGATAAAGCTGATAAATCGTCAGCTAATACTTCTTCAGCAGCGAATGCTCTTGCAACTTCAGTAGATAAATCATTAGTTAATACTCCTTCAGCAGCGAATGCTCTTGCAACTTCAGTAGATAAATCATTAGTTAATACTCCTTCAGAAGCTAATGCTCTTGAAGTTTCTCCTGAGATTTTACCTTCAACTGAAACGAAATCAGCGTTTGTAGCAGCAATTTCTGCAGATAAAGCAAATTCTAATGAATCGATAGAGTTGTTAATACCATTAACGTCTGCATTTGTAGCAGCGATTTCAGTAGATAAAGCTCCTTCTAATTCTGTAGCTCTAGTGTTAATAGAAGTTACATCAGCATTTGTAGCAGAGATTTCAGCGTTTAAGTCAAGAATAACTTGTGCTACTGCATTGTCATTTGTTAAATCAACAGCGTTGATTACAGAAACGATTTCAGCGAATGAATCTTTGTCAGCGTCTGAAGCTAATAAGATTGCATCGATTCTACCTTTTTCAGTTGCAACGTTTGCATCAATTCTAGTAACGTCAGAATTTGTAGCAGAGATTTCAGCAGATAATGCAACTTCTAATGAATCGATAGAAGCAATAACTTCAGTGTGATCCATTGCTTGCATGTTTTCTAACGAATCAATAGATGCAGCTAAAATACCTTCTTCAGTCTGAGCTCTTAACATTTCATCAGAAGTGTACTGTCTAGCATCGAAAATTTCAGAAGATAATTGAATCTCTAATGAGTCAATAGATGCACCTGCACCACCTGATAAACCAGCGATTTGCTCATCAATATACAACTTAGTGTCAGCTGCATTGGCAATTTTAGTTTTGTCAGACGTACTTAATGTTCCGAAGTTTACCGTAGATAAGAAATCAGAAATTTGTTTTGAACGAATTTGTGCCATATTATAAATATAGGTTTTTTTGGCTCGCAGACATTATTGTCCACGAAGTAACACACATTATTGTATGTAACTGTATTATATATTTGGATTGTAATAGGAAAAACAGTTGTTTTTCATATATTATGTGATTATTTTTAATAAAAAAATAAAAAAAACGTTTTTTGCAGAATTATCTTAAATCGTCAACATTTGACTCGTAGATTAAACTAATTTCATCACCAGGTGCTAACTCAAACCCAGCAACATCTCCATTCCATATCAATTGGTCACCTGATCTAACATCACTCATAGAAACAGCGCTTAATCCATTGTTTCCTGAAAAATATGCAGAACATCCAGTAGATGCGTTTCCAACATCAACGCTAATTCCGTTTACTTCTACCATAACGTAAGAGTCGTAATATGGTGAATATGTTATAAATATTCCAGTAGGTGACTTAGGTCCATTTGTATATAAATCAACTACTTTATTTTTGTCAAAGTATGTTAACATTCCATCTGGTTTAATATCTGTTCCAGTTATTCCATGTGTATCGATTGAATACGTAACCTCGTCTCCAATTTGCCAAAGAGTTTTAGATACTCCAGGGCCTGATGCAATATCTTCTAAAGCCACCTTTATTTTAATACCATCAGTAGCATCTTGATTTCCACTGCCACTTGTTATATCTACTCTTTCCCATTCTATAATTTTATAGATGACAAAGAATTTTGAATTTTTAGTAGAATATAATGTAAGAATTCCTTCTATTCCATCTGAATCCATTCTATTAACTAAAAAGTTTTCTAATTGAGTAGCTCTAACTAAATTTTTATCTAAATTTCTAAAAATCATATGAGTTACATCGGATGGAATTTGTGAATTTATAGACATTTTTCCGTATGTTGTTGGTAAACTTAAATCAGTGTATTGAATATTAAAAACTGGAGTACCTATTGAAGATACTGGTACTGCAGGTGGTTCTGGATTTTCACCGCCTCCTCCATTATTATCGCCTGCAATAACCTGCCCTATATTAAAGGTTGGCATTATGTATGTTTTTGACTTTGGAAAAAAGTCTGAAAATATTAATGTGATTTGAATTAAAAGGTCGCCTGAATCCAAAGACATAGATTGCATTTCATTAATTTCAAAACTAATAACTCCAGGTTGATTTAAAGAAGGATCTTTAAAATTTAAAATATCTGAAACACCAGGTACTACTGGCGAATTATACATCAATACCTTTCTAAATTGTTTATTTAATATAGCAACCGATATTACAGATACATTTCTTGCGTTTAATTGATTTCCTATAAAATCTCTGTGCAAGGTTATATCATATGTATATGATTCTCCTTGTGTAATATTTGTGGTATTATCTATGCTTGCGATAATGTCTTCTAGTACAACGTATGCCATTTTTGAAAATTATTTTTTATAGTCTATATATTCTAGATTCCATGTTTGATTCTATTAAATACAGCATATTGCATTAAAGGAAGCATGCACTCTTCAAATGGTGGAATATTAGATTTTATTTTTACATCAAATCTAAAAAATCTATATGCATTAGAATTTGACTCTGAATTTGCAATAAAAACTGCAATTTCTCTAAGTTCATTTTTTATTTCAGTAACCTTTGTTAGTTTAAAATCATTCCAATCTATTTTAAAACTGGTTGGCTCTATGTATTTGTAGATTTTTATAGTATCTTCACCTGGAACAATATACATTATATAGCCCATCGTGTTTAACATTTTTTTGTCAGGTATTTCTGTTATTTCACACTCTGACTCCAACGCTCTCCATTTATCTCTTATGAATTTATATAATGTTTCAAGTCTATTTATTGCAAGATCGCATATGTCGTATATAACTTGTAAATCTTCTCCTGCTTCTGAATAACTGTAAGATAGTGACATATTATCAAGGTCTATTCCACTTACCCTTTTACCCTTAGATTCGATTAAATTTTTATTATATTTTATACTGTATAATCTTTCAAGTTCAAGTTCAACTGCAGTAATCGCGGAGTATAGTGAATTGGCAACTATCAATTTTTTTATTTTTTTGATACCTGCCAATAACTTGTATTGCTTTGATTCAAAGTCAAAGGGGGGAGTAGTAATCCAATATTTATCAAATATTTCCATGTTATATTTATCTAAATTAACATTTGAATATTGATAGAATTGAAATTATATTAGTATATCTTAATATTCAGAACCGTTAGAACCTTTGATTGGCCTTTTATCTTGAATATTTTTTAAAGATTCTTTTTCTTTTTTATTTTCTGTATTTACAGTAGTAAGACCCCATTGTAAAATAAACCAACTTGCCTCTCTTTCAGCATCTGCTTTAGATACCTTTAAAACATCTTGTATTCTTAAAACACAGTGCTTTATAAAATCTTCTTCTTTTTCATTTGTTGTGCTGTATTGCATATACCAAGATGGATTTTCCTTTACATCTTCGTATTTTACGCCATGATCCTTCAATTGATAATTAATTAATTCAATAAAAAGATCTCTTTGTTTTTCTCGCTTTGTCATAGTGAAATTAGTGTTGTAAATGTATTATTATCGTTTAGTCTAATAAAATCATCATATGATATATCAACTAAATATGAATTTTCAAAATATGTTGGGGCTATTGAAATTTGATATTCACCTGCTTCTATTTTTTCTGCTAATATCTTATTAAGATATTCTAACTCCTCAACATGTACGTAAAAATGTATTCTCATATTATGTTATTATCTTTTTGAATTAATTACTTCATCAATAATTCCATATTTTTTTGCTTCTTCTGCATTTAACCAAAAATCACGTGTAGCATCTTTCATTACTTGTTCTGGTTTTTTACCACAGTATTCTCCCAGTAAAGTAAATAATTCTTTATTTATTTTTTGCCATTCTGCCCAGTCGATTTCAGCGTCTTGAATGTTTCCACTAAATCCTCCTGAAGATTGATGCAACATGGTGGTAGAGTGTCTTAAAGAACTTCTCTTGCCCTTTGTTCCAGCTCCTAATAATACAGATCCCATAGAGGCTGCCATTCCCGTGTTAACCGTACGTATATCAGATGTAATATATTCCATAACGTCTACCATTGAAAGTCCAGATTTAACACTTCCGCCGCCTGAATCAATATGCATAGTAATATCTCGACTATCGTTGGAATCTAAAAACATCAATTGAGCCTGTACTATAGTTGACATATTGTCGTTAACTTCGCCAGCAACCCATAATAATCTATCCATCATTAATCTTGAAAAAATATCCATCTGTGTTGCTCTTAATTCCCTCTCCTCTAAGATATATGGAGTCATTGAGCTTTCTATTTGTTTTTGATAATAATGCATGTTCATCGAGCTAACATTATGGTCACTCATTGCATATCTTTGAAATTCTTTTCCGTAATTCATATTATAGTTGTTCAATTATGTTTTTAATTTTTGTGCACATTTCATAATTCTCATTTTCAATGTAGAATTCTAAACTTTTTTGTATTGATTGTTTATATGCATTTTGTGGAAGATCTGCTGTCATTACAGTTCCATCTGGTGTTATTAACAAGCATAACTTTGTTTCGTTAGTTTCCCCGCTTAAGTTTCTTTGAATTAATTCAATAATTCTTTCATGAAATTGTTCGGTATCATACACGTTTCCTGTTTCTTCTATGTAGAATTCCGGTATTTCGTTCATATATTTTATCATATTCTATTTTATATTAAGGTATTCACATAATATATTATTATAATAATCTCTATCGGCATTTAATTCAATACCTTTATTAATATTATTTATCATATTAATACCATAATCAGCTATTATCATATTACCTTCTTCAATATTAAAAATAGGTTGAGTTAATCTCATCGTAGATACCGGTTTATTAAGACCTTCATGTACTATTTTTTCAGCAAGTTCATAATGTCTTTCGTAAAAATGAATGTTGTCTGCAAAATGGTAATATGTTCCCAATTCTAATTCGGGATATGTTGACTTGAGCCAAAGATAAACATGTTGATGTACAAATGCAAAAAATGGCGCGTCAAATGTAAGACCATAAAAAATGTCATTGGAACGCATTTGTACTTTCATATCTAATTTATTTTCTCTAATTGAAAAGTTAAGATACATTGTACATACAAAATCTTTATTACCCTTAAATTGATATTTAGGTTGATTTAAAAAAGCAATTGCTTGTCTTGTATTTTTATCGTTTTTAAGAGAAGTAACAACCCAATCCAATTGTTCTCCAAAAAGAAGAGAACCATAATTTGAATTTATTTCATTTGTATTTGGATTTGTTATATTTTTCCAAAATCCTGAAAATTGATTAATGTAATCTACGTTAGTATCTTTGTTTAAATACCAAACTAATTCTCCTGCAAAGTATTTCCAGTTGAATTCTCTATTTTCAAAATTTGCAAATGGCTGAGTAGGATCTACGGCGTATCCATTGTACATCAATTCAGTAACTTCAAGGTCTCTTGGTTTAGAGACCTTTCCGTTTATTTTTATATCTGATATGATATTTTGAAAAACCTTTGAAAAGTTATTCATATATTATATTATTAAGTTAATAAGTTATTTTAATATTATACTATTATTTAATGGAAAGTTTCTCATCACCCTTTTTATGAGAAATAGTATAAACCTTAGGTCCTTTAACAATAGTTCCTAAAATTATCGAGTCGGCTAATAAATCCTCAACATATGTCTGAACTGCACGTTTTAATGGTCTTGCACCATATTGTGCATCATATCCTTTTTCTGCAAGAAATATCATTGCCTGCTTTGTTAATTTAATGGTATAATCTTGTGCAGACATTCTTTCAACAACCTTTTTGATTTCAATTTCTGCAATTTCTATAACATGTTCTTCATTTAATCCATCAAATAAAACAATTTCATCTAATCTATTTAAAAACTCAGGTGCAAATTTATTTTTAAGTTCCTTTCTAATAACTGTCTCCATTTCTATTTTGTGAGACGTAATAGACGTTGAACTACTGAAACCAATTCCAGCTCCAAACTCTGCAACTCTTTTTGCACCAACATTACTTGTCATAATAATAATGGTATTTGTGAAATCAACAGTTCTTCCTAAACTATCCGTTAATCTTCCCTCATCTAATACTTGTAAAAGTGTATTAAAAATATCCGGGTGTGCTTTTTCTACCTCATCGAATAATACAACTGAATATGGTTTTCTGCGAACTTGTTCAGTTAATTGACCACCTTCCTCATGTCCAACATATCCAGGAGGAGAACCAATAAGTCTACTCACATTGAATTTTTCTTGGTATTCAGACATATCGATTCTAATTAATGCGTCTTCACTTCCAAAATAATATTCAGTTAGTGCTTTAACTGTTTCTGTTTTACCAACACCAGTCGGTCCGATAAACATAAATGAGCCAATTGGTTTTTTAGATGAACTAACACCTGTTCTGCTTCGTTTGATAACTCGACAAAGTCCTTCAACTGCGCTATCTTGGCCTATAATCATAGACTTAAGTTCTTTTTCCATTTGAACAATAATTCTATTCTCATCATCAGTCATTCTTGCGATTGGAATTCCGGTAGCTTGCGATATTGTCTCCGCAATATCTTCGTATGTTACCTGCTTTTTATTAGATCTAAGAGTCTCCTCCCATTCTTTTGTTGTTTTTATTATATCTTTCTTTTTAGCCAGTTCTAAATCTCTAAACTTACCCGCTTTCTCGTAATCCTGTTGTTCAACTGCCACCATTTTTTGAGCTTTAAATACTTCAGCCTCTTTTTCAAGTTCCTTAATGTTTTCTGGCATTTTAACCTCCTTCAAATGTACTTTAGCTCCGGCTTCATCCATTATATCGATAGCTTTGTCTGGTAATTCTCTTTGTGTGATATATCTGTCAGATAATGTTACACATGCTGCAATAGCCTCATCACTATATGAAACCGAATGGTAATCTTCGTAGTTTGGTTTAATTCTTGTAAGAATTTCAATTGCATCTTCAATTTTAGGCGGATCAATAAAGATTTCTTGGAATCTTCGAGTAAGAGCTCCATCTTTTTCAATGTTTTCTCTATATTCATCAAGGGTAGTTGCACCAATACACTGTACCTGTCCTCTTGCCAATGCTGGTTTTAATATATTACTTGCATCTAAAGAACCGCTTACTCCACCTGCGCCTACTATTGTGTGAATCTCATCAATAAAGACAATTACATCTTTATTTTCTTTTAATTCATCTACAATATTTTTCATGCGTTCTTCAAATTCACCACGGTATTTTGTTCCCGCAACAATATTTGAAATGTTTAATGAAATTATCTTTTTATTAAGAAGAGTCATTGCAACCTGTTTATTCACAATGCGTTGTGCAATTGCTTCAACAAGCGCAGTTTTACCAACTCCAGGATCTCCTAATATAATTGGATTGTTTTTCTTTCTTCTTGAAAGAATCTGGCAAATTCTATATACTTCCTTTTCTCTACCGATGATAGGGTCAAGTTTTCCTTCAATCGCCATTTGGGTTAAATCTTCTCCGTATAAGTCGATAAACGGTGTGCTAGTTTTCTTTGACATATTTAAATTTAATTTATAATATTTGTATGTGAAAAAATGATTTTGTTTCTTCTATATTATATTTATTTAAATTAAAAAAGGCTGCCCAATTAAGGACAACCTTTTTAATTCGTTCTATTGTAAATAAAAACCTATGTTATATTATATATCAGTAATTTTTACGACTTTAATCGTGTAAGAGATCTTTGTACGCAATCTGAACATAGAACTGTTGTGGTTTTTTCACCAACCTCCATCCAATTCTCACAAGAACCACTTTCCGGAGCATAATCTCCCCATTTACTTTCTGATGGATTTGAATTTGAGCAAATCATCAACCTTGCCTTAGTTCCGTTTTTTCGTGTAATCTCCTTTGTTTTCGACATAATTAAAATATTTGTAATTTATATTTGTATTCCTTTGATTTGTTTCAATTTTTCTTTGATTATTTTCTGGTAATTTATTCCGATTCTCATATTTCTTATTGGTGTGGGAAAATTTAATTTCCTGCCTTTAAAAAAATCATTTTTTTCACCAAAATAGGGGCCTAGGCCTAAATACCAAAATTTAGGAATATCCAGTATCAAGGGGTGATTCCCCATAATATTGAGGGTACCATCAGGGCCTCCGGAGAATATCAAAATCCCTGCAACACCACCACAATTTGCCACAATACTATGATACTTATTATAAAAACCCATATTGCGGTGAAATTTATAGTCTATCTGAATATCATAGTAATACTGTCTATATTAATCAAATATCTTTTAGTACTTATATAGAATAACAGATTTTATATTTTATTTAAATACTTTAAATCCCTACAACGACGACGCCCATTCTGAGCTAAGGTAGTGAATCACCATTTTGAGGGGTATTTTAAAATGTGTACTGTGAGACCCTGCAACCTCTGTCCTCTAGGTTTTACCCTTGGAAGCAAAGACTTTAGTTATATTGACAGTACTCCCGTTTGTTTCAGAATCTGTGAAACTTTTTTTAAAAAGATTACACATCCCTCTGAGGGCACTGGGGAATATCAATTCTTAGGGCAGTATCGGTTATAGTGTGTATTATAGTTCTTAGTGTTTCTCTAAGTCTCACCGCAACCCTTGCGCCAACCTAATTTCCCCGGGGAATATTTTTTGTCCAGGGTACTTTGTCGATTTAGGGTACGCCAGCTGCTTTGAATCGGGTGGAGGTATATTCATATTCTTAGGGAATTTGAGTGTCTCAGAGGGCCGGCAGGCCTGCAGACTATGTAGCATGCATATTCTCTGGACTAGGATAATTGGTCGGCCTAGGGGAAGTCGCAATGCTATATTACTAATATTAGTTAGTAGTTCTAATAGATGACCATGCCCTTCCATCTCTCAACCCTCAGAGCCCATGTAATTTGGCCTTTCTATGAGGTTATCGCATGCGCGGCTTTGGCATGCTACGTACCTTCGGTGTAAAGCTCTTTGGGGTATTTGGCGCGCCGTAGCGAGGGCCCAGTTTTGTCGCAGGTCGATTCTGAGGTATAGAGCCAAGTAGGTCGGCAGATGGTTGGTTTGTATTTGGATGCGATATATTATCTGCAGTATAAGGGTTTGTTACAGGACGCGTAGGGCCTTCAGTTTCAGGGTAGGGTCTATTTATATCTGCCATCTGATCTTTAGGGTAGTCTGTTGCAACAGGGCCTGTTTGAGTTCTATCTGTATCTGTTAACCTACTGGCAGTCTGTCTGTCCAGTAGTCTTTCAGTAAATGTTTTATTCTTAGGTGTGGGTGTTGCTACAGTAGGGTCTAGTTCATTAGGATATTCTGCTGCTAGTGGTTTATTATATGTCGTATCTGATATACTGCCAGTTTTACCTAATTGGGCCTCAGGGGAGGTACCCTGGTTAGCCTTACTCTGTTCATTATTTACCATCTGAGAGGCCTGGTCCAGGTTGCCGCTGGAGGTATCTAAATGGGTTGACCCTGGGGTTGCATCTATACTTGTTGGTATATCACTTAGATCGGTCTTATTATTTGTAGCGAGTTTTGCGGCATTTATCCTATCTGCCATTGAAAAATTTAATGGCCTATACATTATTTAGCTTCTTCTGATTTATCTAATTTATCCAATAACTGTTGTAGTCTTTGGATTTTTTTATAGTTATTAGGCTCTTCCTGTTTGCTTTTTAGGATTTGTTCCATAACCTCTCTGGATGTTAGTGTTGATGTTGCTGCCATAGTTAAATGTTTTATTGTTTATAATAACTTATATATTTAGAAGCACTTGGATTAAACGAGTTCGGCAACATTATTAGCTACATATGCCCTATCGGCCCAGGTCTTTGCATTAACTACGTTATATTGGTCTTGGTTGTATAGGTTAGTATTATAGAATAATTGATTGATAGTTCCTACTGTTAAATTGGCCAGGATTGCTTCATCTATTAGGGCAACTTTGTTTCCTTTACGGGCAAATACTGTTAAGTAATAGTTTCCACCTTCTGGGCAGAATTCAACGGTTTGTAATGCACCTTTCTTAA